TCTTCTTCCTCTTCTTCCTCTTCTTCCTCTTCTTCCTCTTCTTCCTCTTCTTCCTCTTCTTCCTCTTCTTCCTCTTCTTCCTCTTCTGATTCAGCACCAAAGAGGTCTTCAGCTTCCTCAGCAGTTAAGGAGATAGGAGCCGGAATGATTTTTACTGAGCCATCTTCATACTTAATGATAATTGCACCATTGATTTCTGTTCTGGAAACTTCTTTCAGTTCCACTTCTTTTTTCTTCTTAGCCATTTTCGTAATGTTTAAGTTGGTTAATTAATAATCTTATTTCACTCTGTTATAAGTCTCTTTATAAGTACGGATTTCGGGGAATATCCAGATTTTAATAATTCCTCTTGAGTATTATTGAATTGTTTTATCCCATCTAGAATTGTTTTCAATTCTGATTGAGATTCAATTTCTATTGCCTCTGAGGCAAGTTCTTTATCACCCTGATAGGTAACTATCTTGAATGACTTACCTATAAATGGGTTAATTGGTTGATGAGTAATTAATTTAGTATCTTTCATCGCTATATCTAATTTTAGTTATACCAGGAATACCAACCTTTCCGAATACTTCGGTATAAGATTTATATTTCCCCTTTTTCATTATTCTATAGTTATCGGATAACCTAACTGGGTATACCCATATCTTATTTTCTATCATCCTATTGGTCATTATATAAGCATAGGACTTTCTAATTTTTATATACTCTAAAGGAACAAAACATTGAAATAGGAGAGATTTCTTAATAAACCTTTCTTTTGGAAGGTATCCCATGAATTTAATTGAGGCTTCATCGAATACATCTACCATATCCCTTTGTGCTTTGATAAATAGTATCTTCTGCATTGGTATATTTAGTTTCTTCCTTAAATATAAAGCCAAAGAACTAACTAATGGAGGATACTGCAAAAATAATCCATTGAATTTATGTTTCTCCTCTTGAGGCAGCCTGTTGTAAATTCTGTAGGATAATAGCACGCATCTGTAGTCTCTTTTTGTGGATATACTTGGGGTCGATGCCTTGGCGCTGTCCATAAAGTTTAATTGAGTACCTTTCATTGAATTCTTTTTTTCCCTTAGATTTAAAAACTCGGTGCATTTGCACCATAAATCTTCTCCTCCTATGTTTATTAATCCTATATTCATCCGGTATTACAAACTTCCTTGCCTTAACTAATTTCCCCTTAAACCAAAATTTTGTAGAACCCGATTTAAGTCTTAGTCCATTCATATCTGAAAGTTCTTTTATACCTTTCCTTAAAAGCTTTCTCCCTGAAATTATATGTATATATTGAAGAACATCAACCCCATACATATGAACCAGAGTTAATTTTACTTGATACCTTGTGAAATAGGGGATACCAGTAAGATGTTTCCTATAAAGACTTTTTTCAGTAATATACTTATTAGTAGTATCTGGTCTCCAAGTCCAAATATAATATCTATCTGGTTTTATTGGTTCTTTGCTATTTTCCTTTAGTTTTACCATTTATCGTTCTCTTTGCCATTCTATACCAAAGATTAATTGATTTCTCATTAGCTTCAGGGAATTTCTTTTTCATCCTTCTTATCACCCTATCTATATCATAACCCTTAGAAGTTAATTCCCATACATAAGATTTCTTAGTACCCTTGATAAGATTAAACTCATCCCTTTCTCTGGGAGGTTTCTTCTCTCTGGGTTTCTTAATCCCAGGTACTCGTTTTATCTTTCTTTGCCCATTCTCCCCTTCTTCTCCAAGAAACCCAAGCCTTAATCTGGAACTTCTTAATGGATTATCTTTTGAATAGCCTATGTTCTCCAATTGTTTATCCATCCAATCGTCATATTTATCTATTAAAGATTTATCTGGTTTTTCTTCGGAGTTATTGATATACCCTAATAAATCAAATACTCCAGCAGAACAAGCGTCCGGGAAGGGCATACCTAAGATTATAGCTTTTCTCTTTAAATCTTTATAGGTCATGTTTCTCCCAGATGCACCAAGGAAATTTGACTTTTCCCTGGATGGAGCTTTCTTTTCTTTTTTATCCCTCTTAGCCATAAAGTTAATATTTTAAGTATTCATTAATTCGTTATGCAAATATACGAATAATATATTTAATTATATCTTATTTCTCTATTTATTTTTATAAAAATCCGAGGTTTTTGCCCGTTCTACAGCAGTAGACTTAGGTTTTTTCGGTTTTCTGTGTGTATGGATATTATAAGCCATATCTAATTTCTTTACGTTGAATTCTATGTTGTTTACTTGATTATAGTTTACTGCTTTTTCCACACAGCAACGGTACTCAGGCCAGAATTTTTGTCCAAGTTTTACTGTACCAGTTTTAATCATAAACTTAGATACCATAAAACCAAAAGTATCGGCATCGTCTTTTTTCTCAAAAACATACATATAAAATCTACTAAACTCATTTACCACTTCTTCCAAGGGTCTTACTGGCATTAATAGATAACCATCCGTATATAAGTCTTCTGATATTAAGCATACCCAATACTTTTTCTTCCCAGGTTTTACTTTATATCTAAACCTTTCCTTTAGTTTAGTGTGCATCCATTCTGGAATTCTATTAAGAAGATATTTGATGTATATCTTATCTTTCTTATTCGACCTTCTCTTAAATGCAGAAGGCTGTTGTAGCATTCTTGGAAGTATTCTAAAGTTATTCCACCTATCAAATTCAAAAATTAGTCTTAGAGTATCCTTATCCCACTCATTATCGGATTCTTTCATCCTTTTGATATTCCTGTCTATATTTTTAGAATTTACTTTAGAAAGTATTTGAGCAGAATCTCCAGTGTATAAACTGGCTTGTTTCCTTGTTAGCCTTTTCTCTAAACAACCCTCAATATAATCTTGAAAATTTCTTTCACATGGACAATCTGGTCGAAAAATAGAAGTGTGTTTCTCAAAAAAATCCGAGAATAGCCTAAAGAATTTTTCTGACCTTTCTCGGATTTCAAGATACTTATAATGAGATAACTTTAAAATTTCACCAGCTTCCCACGAAGACTTGTTTTCAGATAATTGGAGGAATAAAGATTGTTGTTCCCTATCTATTAAACAATCCCATGCTTTTTTCTGAGCCTCATTCATCATAACTATCCTTTTCTTATATTCATAATATTATCTATTGCTTCACTGGTAATCTGATTTGGGTCAAAATCTCCTTGATTAGCAAATAACTTATCAGGGTCATAATTTTGATATACACTATAAATTACATTATCGAAGGGTAACCATACTTCCATTTTACCCATTTCTGGATAAATAAGTACTTTTACCCGTTTACATAGGTGATCTACTTCTAATACGGTAGCATCTATCCCTTCATAGGGATATCCTCTAAGTACTATGTAATCGCCAATTTCTACATTGACTAAATCCTCAACAGAAAATCTTTTGTTATCTTTTGATATTCTAATGAATCTCCTTACATCTTTTCTACTACAAGTAGCAACTAAAGAAAAATCATCAAAGTCTTCTGCATTATCTATACGGGCTTTTTTCTTTCTTGGATGAAGAGTTTCTGTATCTCTTAACCAAGTACGTATACCAGATATACTTCTTTTTAGTTTATTTAAAAATGGCCTTGAGTATGCCAATTCTGTAGGTATTCTCATAAACCCATAATTAAATAATACCGGTACATCCTCAAATACCATTTTACCTTTAGTGGTCTTTTTTAATATACTTACTGTAGGTATGATGGCTTTTATTTTATCATACCCCTTTTCCTTAAGTTCTTTGTTAATTCGATCGTAGTATTTCCTTTCTATATAGAATATACAGTATTTATATGGGGTATGCTTTTTCATGAGTTTATGGGTTTTTAAGAATTGACTTTGCTTGTTTATGTACTAACTTATAGTTTACATTCTCTAATATATTACTAGCCATGAATACATAAAGAATCTCATCTATTTTAGGTACATCTATTACCATGATATTACATTTGTTAAATAGAGGCCTATAAAATACTGGAGCAAGTTTCTTACCTACTACAAAGAAAAATTCTTCGGAAGGCATTGAGTTATACCTCATACAGAGAATGGGAACTTTATTTGCTCTTTCAGCATCTTTACTTGCTTGTTCCCAGAATTTTAATATATCACAGTTTTTATTGCCGAGAAGGATATGTTCAAATTTGATATCCTTATAGTTTTTGCATTCTACTGATATCTTACACCTATGAGCATGTCTTTCATCTTGACACATGATATCTGAAGCCAAATCCCTACTCTGATGATTTGCTCCAGAGTAGGGTGTTCTTCCAAATTTATATGTAGTCCATTGAGTGAACCATTTTGATATCTTTAGCTCAAAACGATTCCCCTTCTTTTTTGAGTTTGCCATAATCCTGTCTTGTTATAATTAATTATAACATTATAGTAGTTGGTACCTACTTAGGCCATTATCCTTTTCCACTTGCAGGATTTTGGTATTACCTAACGGAAGTGAATCTAAATGGGTTATCAAGAACAATGTTTTTTCTTTGAATATGTGACGTATTAGTGATGTAACTATCTCAACATTATCAGAGCTTAAAGATTCGAATACCTCATCGAGAAATGCTAAGTTGATACCTTTAGAAGCAGTTAAAGCTTCGTTCATTGCAAATGCCATTGCTACACAAACCAATTGTTTTTCTCCTCCTGATAGTTCATCATAATCTATAATCATCCCATCTCTTTCTATAAGAGTAACAAATTCTTTTCTAGCAGTTCCCAAATCAATATTAAACTCAATCCTAAATCCTAATACTTCTGAATACTTTTCTAAACATTTATTCAAGAACTCAAGAGAGGAATCGAATAAGTAAGCTTTAATACCATTATTTCCCAATGGGTCATTGATTAACCAATTATAATTTTCAAGCTCTAATTCTTTGTTGTGAAAATCTTCATCAACCTTACGTAATTTTTTCCTAATCTCCTTAAGTTTTTGTTTATACTTGGGAGACATGACTTTAAGTTTTTCCTGTTTGAGTTTAGCCAAATCTTCATCAACAGAAGCAATATCAGAAGCAATATCATCACAATCAGACTTTAATTTCCTATACTTATCATTTACACTACCAAGTTCCTCTAATCTCTCTAAAGCCTCTTGATATTCCTTATCATATTTATCAAGGTCAGAAAACGCTTTATATATTGATTTAGCATCACGTAATGCACGTTTGTAGTGACCTGCCTCTAACTGTATTACTAATTCCTTAATTACCGTCTTGAGAGGTACATTAGATAAACTCTTAGCATCTTTTATCTTACCCCTTAAATCAAGGATTAGTTTATTCTGTTTCTTAATCTTTATATGAAGTGAAGCATCCACCTCATCCTTAATCTGTTTTTGTTTTTCAATCAGTAACTTAGTTAGCTTCTCCCTATCTTGTTTTAGTTCTTTCCTCTCTTCCCTAATCTTTTGTTTGAATGATTTTTCCCTATCTCTCATATCAAAGTAAGCCTCCTTGTTAGCCTCTAATTCTTTCTTCAGCATTTGAGACTCATGCTCTACTTCGTTTATCTGAGATATAAGGTTATTCTTATCTTGCAATGCAATGCCCTTAGCAAGGTTTAAAAACTCTAAATCAAATACTTCTTCGAATATCTTTTTCTTATCTGAATTAGACTCTTGTATAAGCCTCCTTATTCCCTGGCCAAACATAATTGAATTCATGAACAGAGTATATGACAAACCTATTTCTCTGTTTATGGCATCTTGTATCTTACCCTTCCCTTTTATATCAATGACATCGCCATCCTTGATAAATATAAGTCGGTCTTTACCTTTAGCTCCATCATCAAGTACTTCCTCATATTTTTGACATCTTATTATCTTATAAGTATGTGAATCTTTCTGAAAGTATACTTGAACTCTAGTACCTTTGTAATCTTTAGGTCTTACTTGTTTCCAGGTATTTACCTCAGAAACTCCTTTTAAGTTTTTCCCATATATTGCCCATACCAAAGCTGAAAGGATAGTGGATTTCCCTTTGCCATTCGAAGCTTTGATTAGTATGGTACATTGAGTATTCAATAACAAATGTAGGGATTCTATTGAACAAAATCCCTCTGCGTCCATACTTAGAAATGTTAACATGATTCAGCTTTTTTAAGTGTTTCTATTAAAAGATTGGTTTTAACCTCATCTTTTATACCTTTCTCTTTTAAGTATCTTTTTGCTAGAGTTTTCTTAGAAAGTTGCTTAGTAATCTTATGTTTGTTATTAACTGGAGTACTAGCTTTTTTGGGTATTACCGTATAATAATTGCCATCATCCTTAATATCTTCCTCAGATTCTACATCAATAAATTTAGGAAACTCTTTTAAGTGGATAAACTTCATAGATAGGTCTTCATATATTTTCCAATACCCCAATTCACAATCTCTATCGGTTCTTCTTTGATGGTTAGTTGCCCCAATCATATAGACCTTTTTCGAAAGCCTTTGAGGTTTATGAATATGGCCACATAATATTAAATCGAACTTATTAAGAAGATTAACATTAAGATTTTCTACAGAATCTATTTCCCTACCGTCTGTATCCTTTGCTCCTGGATAATCGGTATGTAGTAGAAGAATATTCTTAAGATTCTTATCTAATTCCAAGTTCTTAAGATATTCGCTTAAACCGACATTATTATCAATATAGGGAACACCATATACTTTTATATTCCGATGGTTAGAAGATAGGATAGTTGAACTATAGTCTAATATATAAATACCATACCTTTCTACTCTATAAAGCCAACTGTATGGGGGCATACCCACTTTACTTATCTTCTTTATATCATGGTTCCCGGATATAGCATATATCCATAGAGGGTCATAATCATTGTACTTATTAAATTCTTTGTAGCATATCTCATCAAGTTCTTGGTCCATGGTTTCTGCTTTATGAAATAAGTCTCCACAAAATAAAGCCGGACAATTATATTTCTTACATTGCTTTTGTATAATCGACAAAACCCTGAAACTATTCAAGGTTCTATGATTATTATTATTGAATTTACCCCATATATTAATATGCAAATCCGAAAAGGCTATTGCTATTACTTCTTTTCCCATATTCTACTTAGATGATAATCTATTTGTCCTATTCTCATTTCTAAATTCAAATCCGAAATACAAATGGTAGGTATTTCCCAATTTGCAAGTAGTTCACTCATAAGAGAAGAGATCTGAACTTGAAAGAATCTATTGAGTATTCTTTTACCATTGTCTTCCATTGACCAATTCTTATAAGTACTTAGGGATAATGGTAAAAATATAGCTACATCACATTGACCTTCCATCAAAGTCCTACATTGACAAATAAAATGTTCTATTTCACATTCAGGTATACTTTTTGATTGTTTGTACCAGAAATAAGCAGCTAAGTCTGCATAACTTCTATCTGTTACGAAATATTCTTTATCTTTGAATAACCTATTTCTCAAGTTCAGAAGTTGAAAGTCTGATTTATACATTGCCTCCGAACCAAGAGATAATATCTCACTATGTGATACATCTTTAGTAGCAGGCAATAAATCCGACATACTACCAGAGATAAAAGGTATATCTTCTTTCTTAGCTACATATTTAGCTAAAGTGGTTTTTCCTATACCAGAGGGACCTACAAACATTATTCGTTTACTCATGGTGTAATTCTTTAAAGGGTTTTATAAATTCATTTGTTAAGAAGGATGCTAAAGAGTATTCGATACATACTTTCTTGAATTTCTCATATTTAAACTGTCTTTTTGACTTTACTGGTAACTCTTTTAAAGGGTTATGTCTTACAAACCAAAAAAGGTCAATCAATTGTTCATTTCTTCTCCATATTTGAAGATACTCTTTATTCTTACTTTGAGCAATGAACTTTTCAATTCTACCATCATCAAGAATCTTCCTGGCTTTTACTGGACCAATACCTGGGAACCCAGTAATATCATCTGAAGTATCCCCAACCATTGCAAGGTATTCTACTGTTTCATGGGAATGATAGCCAAATAACTCTTTGCAATTATCCATCCTTATCATTTCGTCTTTTCTCGGATTATATATCCTTAGATTATTCGAAAGCAACTGATTAAAATCCTTGTCCGAAGATATTAATATCATCTTCTCGGATTGGAATTTTTTAATTGCAAGGTATGCTAAGAAATCATCTCCTTCGTATACTGTGGATTTCTTTTTATCGAATATATAGTTAATTCTTAGCATACCAAGCATTTTCATTATCATTGCCTTTTGATTCTGCAATGACTCATAATCTATAGATATATTCTTCCGATGTCCCTTATAATTGGGTAATAATTTTGTCCTCACTGGAGAGTGACCATTATCAAAAGTTATATAAACCTCGTCTGGTTCAAACCTTGTGAGATACATATGTAAGGATTTAAAAAATCCGAATATTGCCCCACTGGGTTTTCCATCGGTAGATTTAAGTTTTTCGAACTTATGAAAAGATTGATGGAGAATGTTCTCCCCATCAATCAGTAATATTGTTTTCTTACTCATCCTCTTCCTCCTCGTCTTCTGATTCGTTAAATGATTCATATTCTACTCCATCTACTGGATATAAATTAGTAGTCAATGCTTCCATCCGTTTTCTAGTTGTACCAATAGTATTTATATCGGCTTTACGAAGGAGCTTGCGACGAAGTTCATCATCTTCCTCTAAAAGTTTTTGAAATTTCTCTTCCCCTCTTGCAAGTGTTTTCCCCTTAAACTTATATACGCCTCCTGAAGATTTTTCGATAATGTCATTTTCTACTAATACATCCTCAAGAGCATAGCATCTATCGAAACCTACTTCATGGAACTTAGGATTGAAGTAAACCGGGCATTTACTGATTGTAGGTCTTGGAGGAGCAACTTTATTTTTAATAAGTCTGATTGTGACCAATTTACCAGCCTTCCGTTCTTTACCTTTCTGTTTAATAGTGATAGACCTGCCTGAGTAAAAGGCAGCTCTGATTGAAGCGTAGAACTTAAGTGCTGCACCTCCCGTAGTAGTTGTGTTATCTTTTCCGAATCCGACATTTAGAGCAGTTCTTAATTGATTAATGTAAATCTGTGTAACTCCCAATCTATAAAATAATTCACTTCTGATACGGAAGTATTTATAAAGAGCTTTTGCTCTACCTCCCATCTCTGCTTTGCCCTCTACCATTTTGGAATCTATATTATCTGCACAGTCCATAGCAGCAATAGAATCTATCACTAAGAGTATCGGTTCATTATTGGTTAATTGAGAACGTAGGTAAATCGCTAAGTCTGCTACTGCATCAGAAATATACTCTATACGTGTATCATTCAATACTGTAACTTTTTCGGGATCTACACCATTGATCTCGGCCCATGAATTCATCCATGATTGTTCAGCATCTACCCATATAACGTGTCCACCGAGTTGTTGACATGTATATGCAAAGTTATAAGCTATTAGAGATTTACCTGAAGATTCTTCTCCTGCTACTTCCAAAATTTTACCAAAGGGTATACCACCACCGAAAGTATAATTAAGAGCAAAAAATGTTGATGGCAACCATAGATTTGATTCCACAGTTTCTGATGCTAATCTCATCATACTCCCATATTTTTTTAATATTTCATTCTTTGTGGGTACCTTTAAACCCACTTTAGATTTCTTTGCCATAATGTAATGTATTTAAACTAAAGAAGGAGATAACTGAACGAATCTAATTACCTCCTTCGAATGAAACCATATAATTTACTAACCCTTAAATATCCGATCTGTATTTTTTCTTCTTTTTCTTAGGTTCTTCATCTTCCATATAATGGTCTTTATGAATACCTTTCTTTTTTTTCTTCTTTGATGTGTCGTCCTCGTCATCCCCATGATCTTCGTTTAGGTACTGTGAAAGTAAATCTTCGAGTTCATCGTAAGATTTTATTTGAGAACGAACTATACCTTCCAAATCCACTGTACCTTGATATTTCTTGTCCAATTTTGTTGGTTTACAAGCACGGGCAGAATAGGTAGTATCTAGTTTACCAGAACCAGAACGGATTACCTTTATATCATAACCAGTCTTAGGATCAGTCATATCACCAGCTTCATCTTCATCAAGATAAAGATCAATAATATCTTGATATACCGAGCGAGGGACTAAAACTCCCTTATCTTTACCATCGTAATCTACTTTACTACCTTTTTCGTCTGTGTATATTAAACCACCAATAACATATCTTCTTCTTGGTACCAGGTTTTTAGCTAACTCTTTATCATCATCATCTTTAGAATTTTTCAATTCCTGGTACTTTTCCATAAATGGGCATGGTTCATCAAAAGTAGCAGGAGATATTACTCCACCAAGATTACCTCCCAAATAGAATTGAATAATTTCTATACCCAATTCCTGGTCATCGCCAGGGGATTTAATTCTCATTCGTAATGTACCCTCTTTTGGGTATACTAATCCACTCCCATTACCTTTTGATTCCAGTTGCTTTTTTCTGGCAAGCATCTTTTCTTTTGTTGAAAGTCCTTCTGAAGAAACTTTCTTTTTCTTTTTATCCGTCACCATATTAGTCTACGTTATTGGGTTCTGAATAAATAATTTCGTTCATGGATAGAACCGTGATTTCATTGTTCTCCATTATTTTTGATAAAGCCTCTGGTAATAGAGAAGTATCAAACTCTAGTTCTTTACCAGCATACATACCATAGGTAACAATTCTACCTATTTGACAAAGATCTCTATAAGTTTTATACTCTTCAGTAATTTCTCCAGATTTAATAATTACCCCTTTTCGAGGAACTCCCTCTTTTACTTGCCCAGGAATAATGATACCCGCTTTAGTTGTGTTTACATCTTTTGGAGATACAATAAGTACCCGGTTTTCAGTTGGAGTACCAGGTAAACTCTGATTTAGTTTCTCAGCTACATAAGTTGAGATAAAAGTCATCGAATAATTCATATTCTCTTATATTTTAAAAGTTAGTAATTGTTTATAGTTCAATAGATTAACCCTTTCTTAGGTTTGCATTAATAGTTCTTAAGATATTTTCCCGAGACTCATAAGCTTTACAGATAGTTATAAACTTATTTGCCTTTTCAACAGATTTTAAATACCTTTCATATATTGAAGAATACTTCTTATTAAGGTTTGCCTTATGAGAAACATAATCGTTATTCCATCTCTCATTGGCATCCTTATAATATACCCAAGCATTAGAATAGGCTTCGTCTTTTTCTCTTGCTAGTGCATCCCTTTCTTTTATATACTTATCTCTAATAGAACAAAGTATATAATAACTAGATGGAGATTCTCGTAGCTGAGAATTAATGATATTTTCATTAATAGATAATTCCTTTTGAATATCTATTTCTAAGGTTCTACCCTCAAATACTACCTTAAGTTTATTTATCTCGGTTTTCATCTTTCAACTTAAAAACGTTTTTCATATCTTCTGCAGAATACTGACCATTTTCGATATCTCTCTTAACTTGTAGGAAAGCAATCTTAGCCCTAGAATCTAATTTGGGATAACTAGTAAGGGATTGATATTTGTCTAACAGATTATACAGAGAGTATAATCGTAAATCGCAAAGGTAATCTATACCAGCAACTTCAAGTAATTTCATGAAGATTACATAAAATCTAAGAGTAGTATCATCAAAGCATTCTACTGTTTCTTCATCCATCTTAGAAAGTGAATGAGTTCTGAGTGATTCTATGTTTGAATTGAGAAATTTTATATGTTTTCGGATAGAGTTGATTAACCTTCGGTCTTCATGGTGAAGTCTTTTGTGTAATCTATCCAAAATTTCATCCATTTCTTGGAATGATTGTTCTAATACTCCAGATAACATGTAAGTTACATTGATTACCTTGTCAGCCTCTTTCTTTAATGTGTCATTTTCCATAATCTAAAATTTTAATTAGTTATGTTGTCATAGTATCCTCTTTTCTCGTTTCTGTAGTGGTAGATACTGAATCTGAATGCTTTATATTGGTTTTACAACCTGGGCATGATATTATCCTAAAAACATCCAGAGTAGTTTTATCATAAACCTTTATAGTTTCACTTACATCATATTCAAATTCACAATCACATACTGGGCATTTAGCTCTCCATACCGTGGGTCCGTTTAAAATCTTCTTCATTATTTTCGTAGTTTAACATTATATTTTCTTAGAATCCTATAAAATGGTTTAATAGATATCTGAAACTCTTCTAGTATAGCTTTTCTAGGTATTCCTAGATTGTATTGATGTATCAGCTTATTTTCATCTATTATTTTCTTCTTACGAAATGGGAATCTACCATCCCTTATACACTGTTGAGTATTCTCTCTGGGAGTTCCCCAATATAAATTACTAACCCTGTTATTCCGAGGATTGTTATCTTTATGGCATACTACTAAAGTATCATCATTCTTAGGTAAATAAACTTCTGCAACTAATCTATGTCGATAAAAGTTAACTCTTTTACCAGAATCAGATATCAAGTTATTAGATATATACCCAGTATTCTTTGGTACTGGTTTTATCAATCTCCAAGTACCACTGTGAATAGAATATAATCTACCATTCTTACAAATATGATATTTAGAGAATCCCTCGATGGGCATATTACTAGTGTATTTTCTTTTCATAATCCTCTTTATATCTTTCTATCTCTTTCTTGAATATCTTAGGGTATTCTTTTATTTTTATATGCTTATATTTCTTATGCTCTTCCATGTATTTTTCTACTGAAAAATCTGGTTCAAGCATTTTCCTATAATCATACCCAGGAATAAATGGTAGTTCTTCTGCCATAGATCTACCTATGACAAAGTCCATTTCCATATCTAGGTCATCTATCTGAAAGCCGAAGTATGGCTTAGTTAATGGGTTCCTATAAATTTGCCACATCTCATATATACTCCAAATATTAATATTCTCTGGTTTAGTAATCTGATAATTAGCATCATGTACCAAACATACAGACTTAGTAGAGGGTAATTTACCTTGTCTCATTAAGTAGTATATGAGAATACTTCCAAATAGACACATATCAGATGCTGCTGATTGACATGGGAAATTTAATGCTAATCTCAAAGCATAAGCTTCTTCTCCCTTATCATTTGAATATATTTGGGGTAATCTTCTTTTCCTCCCAAATAATGATACCAGATGCCCATTCTTTCTAAGGAATTTCTCTTGTTTCTTCAAGAAGGTCTTCAACTTGGGGTGTTGACCAAAGAATATGTCCATTTCCTTTTGGGCTTCTTCTGGTGTAACTATAATACCAGATTTTGGGTCAGATAGTTTTACTGCTAGTAATTTTGCACCAATTCCATAAATAAGTCCAAAAGCAATTTGTTTAGCTTGCTTTCTTCTCACCTTCCATATCTTATGTTCTGGATGATTTTCATCCTCATATATCTTAAGAGCTTCTTCATAGGGTATATGATATTTAGTAGCAGCAATTGCTAAGTGAGGGTCCTGACCAGAGTTAAAAGCATTAAGATAAGTTTCATCTCCAGATAGATGAGCCATAATTCTTAATTCTGCCTGGCTAAAATCACTAGCAATATATAAGGTTCCTTTAGGAGCTTTTAATTGTAATTTAATATTGGGGTCTACGGATGTCTTGGGAATTTGTTGAGCATTGGGTTCTGCAGAGGATAATCTTCCACTTGTAGTCCCATGAATAAGAAATCTTCCATGTAATCTATCATCATCTTGAACTTTTTCATTCCAACCCTCTATATAGGTTTTATACATCTTCTCTAAACCTCGTAATTCAAGAAGCCTATCAAGGAAAATTGCCTTAGGTGAATCTGGTTTTTTAACGGTTAACCTTAGATTAGTAAGAGTCTCTTCATCTGTACTTGGTTTACCGGATTCATTATTCTTAATTACCTCAAAATGAAAACCTTCTTCCGAATACATCAATGCAGGTAAATCAACTGGACTACCCAAATTGATAGGTCTTATCAATTCTTGTTCCTTTTTAGTTGTGAATATACCAGCCTTGATATTTGAGATTTTCTGTTCCCTTGATACAATCTTTCGTTTATCTTTTGGATCATTATAATCTAGCTCCTCAAGTTCAGCTTCGATAGATTGAATATATTTATCAATCTTTTCTTGGTTATACTTCTTTTCGAATTTCTTTACTCTTGGCAAATCATATATAGCTTGTCTAGCCGCATCTATTTTTGGTTTATATGTTTCCAGTAGTTGATTATTGAACTCTCTATCTAGATACAAACCATTCTTCTCTACTGAAGTGAGTACCCTTGATGCAGACATAATTAAATTCCTGAAGGTACTGTACAAACCAAGGTCAATCAGCTTCTTTTCAAAGAATACCATTAACCTAAGAGTATAATCCGTATCTTGACATCCATAATGGCAAAGTGGGTCTAACTCTTTTTTATCCCAAGGTATTTTATCGAAAGCATCTTGCTTCTCATAATTACCATACTCTGGTAAATACCTTCTTACCATTGATTTTAAATCATTAGGTTTTTCCTCGTTTAGTAGATATTTTGCAAGCATACCATCTAAACAAGTACCTCTATAGAATATTTGATATTTCTGGTTTATCTGGTCATCAAATTTCCAGTTCCATGCAACCTTGGTTATCTCATAATTCTCAATTACCTCTTCCCCAAATTTCCTTAGCATCTTTTTCCAATTCCACCCTGGAGATGTATAATCTTTTGTTTCGAAATGGTCTAGAGGGATAGAAGCACCAAACCCTGGCATCCAGGATACTGAAAGTATAGTTGGCTTAAAACTTTTGTTGTATATTGGTTCTGCATTTGTTTCGTAGTCACAACAAGCATAACCAGTAGCTTTACAACAAGCAATAAGTTTTTTAAGCTCTTTCTTGTTTTTTATTATTGTATACCGTGTCTCCATATTTTAAAATAGAAAAAGGGACATACCTACCAGTAGTAGATACATCCCTCATTATTAGTATTTCTCTTGTAAGTCTTCCAGGTTAGATGCTAATGCTAACCAATCTTTCTTATAAGCATGAAGAGAATCAATCGTATGGTATAAGTAACCAGGTTTAACCCCAACTTCTTTTGCAACATATTCCATAAGCCTCCATGCAAGGTATACATCATTACCAAAGTGAGTAACAAAGTCAGAACTTCTTTGGTGATAGCAGATATGTAGTACCTTCTCTCCTTTACCATTTTGACGAATAAGGAAATCATAATACATAGAACAAGGAATACGTTTACTTCCATCAAGGAATCTTAGGTCTGTACCATGAAATATAGGGAGTACTGCCTTACGAGTATCATTATCCCTTTTAAGGAGTTCGATAACCGATTGCATGGCAGAATCACAATTAAATGATGTACTACCATACAGATATAATTGATTCCAAATACGTTCTGGATAGGTATAATCAAATTTACCATTAACTAAAAACTGTTCCCATAAATCTTTTCTCAGTTCCCAAGCTTTACCAGGATTTAATTCGTACCAACCAATTCTTTCCTCAAACTCGGCATCTGCCCATTCTTTTGAATGAGAAAATACAAATAACCATACTGGGTCTCCGAGTGAAGTTAAGCAATATTGTTGGCAAATGAGTTCCTTTGTTATAAAATCCTCATTACCTTCAATTACCTTATTCTGATAGGTCTTTGGTTTTACAGTTTGACCATAACTGTTGAGTTCTCTGCCAAGTTCTGACATTAACTCAAAGCTGTTAGAATATATCCTCATTTCTTCTGTTTTAAAAGTTTCTTTTTATAAGCTTTACGTTGAGAGTAAGAGATTACATTCTCTGGATATTCAATATCCTCATATTCAAGAAGTAATTCTTTTGCTTTCATTGATTTATATGTTTCCTCATATAAATCTGGTCTGAGCACTTTAAAACTTCTAAAGAATACCTTGAATGAAGAGAATTCTTTCTCTGTACCGTTTTGGAATTTCTTCCATATTTCCTTCACTCTCTTATTCCATGAATTTTCTTCTGCCCCTTTTAATACCTTCTTCAAAGGTTTATAGGTATGATACATCAGAAGTGTTTCTACATTCCCATACATTTGAGTGGCAAATAAATTGATTTGTACTGATTGTTCTGGTCCGTACACATATTCCGCCATTCGTTGTATTAGTAAGAAGTCGAAGATTAACCTTTTTGTTATCTCGGATGCCCTGATTACCATTGTAATAACAGGTATATCTTCCCCAAATCGTTTGGAGAATGTAGCAGCTATTAAACATTGTTTACCATTATCATGATGATTATTAAACATATAAGTTATATTATAATTCTGATTATACTTATTTCTTAGTACTCTCAGTTTACTACGCAATAAGTCAAGCTTATTAAAATCTATGTAATTATTCAATAAGCTAGTCCACTTAGTTTCTTTGTAATTGAAACATCTCCCATAATCAAATTCTGGGTCTACCCATGCTTTACGTATTTTTATAAATACGTTATACACTACTGCTACCCCACTATTAGCCATAGCTCCTTTCTCGAATAGGATTGGCTCTAATCTTAGAAAACCCTCATTGAGTTTTTCCCAAGCTTCTTGTGAAGTAGCAAATTCTAACGAATGGAGGGACTCCTCTGCATTAAGCTGAAGTCCCTCTAATTTATGGTTCCATCCTGACACGTTGATACTTATTTATAATTCTACTTATTCTACCCTGACTCTTAAGTCCCACCAACTTAGCTAATTGAATCTGAGAATATTTACCCGTAGTATATTTCTCTAGTATTAAACTAATCTGTTGTTTAGTAATGGTAGACTTAAACTGACCATTATTCCTACCTTCTCTCATCATTTGTTGAGTATTCTCCTTATAAGTACCCCACTTAAGATTCTTATAATGGTTATTGTAAATGTTATTATCAAGGTGCATTACAATGGGTAGGTTATTTGGATTAGGTATATGAATCATGGCAACTAACCTATTCAACCTAAATTTCTTTCCCTTACTTAAACTAACATATAAATAACCTCTAGTAGGATTTTTAATATATGGTAATTCTTTCCAAGTACCATCTCTTATCCTTTTCCAAACTCTACCTCTTTTAGAAATATAGAAGTTTGGGTAATCTGGTATATTGTCTTTCTTCATGTTAATAATTTGAAGTTTGACGCCATAAATTAAGGCGTTGTTTTTTAAAGAATAAACTAAATAAACCAAGAGGAGTAAATCCGTTCATTGCTAAGAATCCCATATAGAGATAGAAAGCCTTTACTAAGGATTCTTGAAAATCTATTTCCTTAGTCATTACTTGAGTTTGTTTCCAAGGCCTGCATTTAAGGAAATTCCTGGCTTTATTAAGTTCATAGATTACTTCCCATAAATATAACTTATCGGCTTCATGAGATAATTCATTCATCTGATGGAAGCCTGGAGTGTAAGATTTTATATGTTCCCATTTATCTTTATCTTCATAAAAATCCTCTTCACATATAATATCGAATTTTAGTAAGTTCTGATAATCTGGGTATTTAATAACCAATTCTTTAACTCCAGTAGCCATTACTTCGAATAAGTTATTAACTTTATGATATTTTAGTATATCTTCTGGGAGTATATTTGAATATACTAGAAGAGTAAAGAAAAAACCTAAAGCATCAGCTTGTTCTTCATTTGCATTAGAAAGAGAATTCAATATAGATTGGTACTCTTCTTCATTAAGCATCTCAATATTCCATCCCTGCTTACTGCAAAGTTCGAATACTTCATCTGTAGATTCAAAACCCTCGGTAAGTTCTTCTATTACTCTACCTATAAAATCTTTTAATACTACCTGATTCTTTGGGCTATTAACATCGAAAGGATATTCAGGTAATGATTCTATTTCCCTATACCCATTTAATTGTTCTATACCCAATATATACATATTTGAAAGTACCTCAGTATCTTTTATTTGAGGTACTTCTTCTCTTATATTTCTTATGTCCACGGCTTACTTATTTTGAGATGAACCAAATCCCTTATCTCCTCTACTTCCCCATATTTGAGACTCAGTATAGAATTCCTCTTGTTGAATCTCCTCTGGTTCTGTGATATAGATAGGGAGATGTATAAACTGTACCAGCTTCTTACCACATTCGATAACTTGATTCTTATCAGAAGCATTATATATTCCAATGTGTATCTCTCCTACATAAGGTGAATCTACTATCTCAGCTGTAAAAAGTAAACCTTGCTTAGTAGCTATACCAGACTTATTAGCAGCCATTAACATAGATGCAGGTGGTTCAAGCAATCCCCTAATACCAGATGGTATAAGTATACGATGTCCAGGTTTTAAAGCTATATGCCTTACAAAGGCTTCACCAAAAGGAACATCTAAATCATAGCCTTCTGAGTCGAATTCATTTTTAGAATGAATATGCTCTGGGTATAAATCAGTTGGTACATAAAAATCTAACCCAGCATCATTGGGGTTTGCTCTGTTTGGAGATATTACCTCCCTTACTTTGATAAATCTAAATCTGTTCATAATATGTTACATTTTTTTAAAAGTTGTCCAAAGGTTAATTTATCGGGTCTGGAAACATATACTCCTAATGAATTACACATTCTTAATACATTTACCGAGCCTTCCATACATAAATCAGCAAGAACATCCTCTTGCTTTACTAAATAATTGGGGTTATTCAAATATACCTTGAACATAGCCCATATCATATCAATTTTTTGCATTGCATTCTCTATAAAGTTCTCTAATACGTTTCTTGGGTACTTCGAATTTCTCAACTGTTTTTGAGATAATTTCTTTTCTGTCTCTCCCTTTCCGAATCAAGCCTCGAATGTATTTCTTGATACCAACCGTGTCTTCTAATACATCCAAATCTTTGTATTGATTCTTCTGTTCTAATTCTTTCCTTGTAATGTTCAAGTTCTGGGACATCTTGAATGCACACAGTTCTGAGTCTCCGCATAATTTACATTCTTTGGTTGATAAATCATACCCAATACCAAAACAGGGGTCACCATTAGTACCAAGTGTGCTTACATCTAAGGGAGTAAGCACATCATGTTTTGATAAGTCTGGAAGTTCTTTTTTCTTCTTAGCCATTTTGTAATATCATTTTTTCGGGTTTATGATAGATGTATATATTACTGTTAACATCTAGATTTACATATGAATAACCGATGTTATTAATAAATAGTTCCCTGAGTTTAGATAAATCTGGGCAAGATTCTGGGTCAGTAGTATCTTGTTGTACTCTAACTTCGAATCCCGATGACCAATATAAACTAAATGAATGAGTATACATATCCGGAGTATATCTCCAATGTTTGATAGAAGTTATCCATGCCAAGTCTTTACAATTGAATATGTGATTAGTTGGGGGTAATTCTTCTTCTTTCTTTTTCGATAATGATGATAGTAGATTTATTAATTTCTTCATAATGCCTATATGCTTATTAGGATGTAATTATTTCCTCCCTACGGAGAAAAGTAATTACTCATAGTACTTCTAGTTAACTCTGATTAAGGCTATGGTTAGGATGATTCTTCCAAAGCTTATCTAACAGTATTACTTTCAATTCTTGTCTTTGATAATATTGCTTCCTATGTTTACCATGCCTATCTAAATAATTACCAGGATAATGAAGATCATCAAGGTACACTTTCTTTTTTGATTCATCAGTTCTCACCAAACGACCAAGGAACTGAATAGATTTTTCTTGGCTATCCATTGAGGCAGTATTTAATAAATATCTTAGCTTAGGAAAGTTTTTACCTCGAGCAATGATAGTAGTTGATACCAAGATATCAATCTTGCCTTCTCTAAAATCTTTCATTATTTGTTGTCTTAACTTAGTAGGAGTATTAACATGCACATAAGCAATATTATAGGCATCACCCAGTCTATTTTTAAAGAACTCATATAGATTTTCACAATGTGCAATATGCTTGCATACTACAAGTGCAGGAAATCTACCTTGCCTTAGATTCCACCTTAACCTATCCCAAGCCATAGTCCAGGCAGTATTATTATCGGTAATAGAATCATCGTATATTTCCTTATAAGATATACAATCTGATTCCCAATTACCATACCAGGGTTTACCAGGTACTATCTTTACGATAGTTTTAGTTGAGTAACCTTTCTTAATAGAATCTTTAAGTTTAAACTCAGCGATTACCTTACCAAAGAAACATTCAAGATTCATATTCTTAACCCTATCCTTAGCAAGCTTACTCATATAAATCGTACCAGATAATCCTATACGAATTCTGGTATTAAATAACCGAGTGATTACATTCTGATATTGCTTACTACCTCCTTGGTCAGCCTCATCTATAAGTACCATATCTATTTGAGATAATTCCTTTTGATAGAATCTCATATTTCTCGAAATAGATTGAACCATACCTATAGTAAAGTTACTCCAGTTTAAAACCTTGCCTTGAACAAAAGTGATATCTTCTCCGGGAAGATATTGCTTAAATTCTTCTCTAGCTTGATTTAACCAATCCGAATCATTAGTTATTAGCAAAGTCTTTAACTGCTTCTTATAGGATAAATATAAAGACGACATGATAAGTGTTTTACCTGCATTAACAGTGTAATCTAATACGCCAATATGAAAAGGTGTATTCCCTATCTTATTATTGATAACTGCCTTAACAGCTTTCTCTTGCTCTGGTCTTAATTTATATTTGCCTATATTCGTAACTACTTTACTGACTTTAGGTAAAGGTTGTCTCATATCTACAACTTTAGGTTTAATCCCCATCTCAATACACATATCGTATACTTTGGGAAGTAAACCTATTTTAAATTGCCCAGTCTTGGTGATGTAATGAATCTTACCGTCCCAATTCTGCATACCTCTTTGCCTTGTACGTAAGTAGAAAGCATTTGGATGTCGAATAGCGAACTCATTATAAAGTTTTTGTGCGAACTTAAGAGGTAAGTCGAGTTCGCACATATTCCCATTCTGTATGATTATCCTACTCATTTGATAATTACCGTTACACCCTTAGTAGATTTATCCATACCCATTGCTTCCTTGAGAAGTTTAATATGATGCTCCTCATCCGCAATCAATTTCTCAAGGAAATAATTCACGTCATCGTAATCTGGGCGTTCTTCGTATTGAGCAATTGCTCTTTGAATTTTCTTGTAGTGACCAATAGTTTCTATCTCGGAATTCAAAGCAATCTTTAAAGCTTGTTCCCAAGTAGAACCAATCTCAATCGTAGGATTAATATTCATGGTAGAGTAATCCTCATAGGGATCTGCCTTTTGTAAAAAGTCCGATATCTTATCAAGGTGTCTCATCTCTACCAAACCAATACCCAACATCAATTCTGATATTTCTTCAAATCTAGAAGACTGTTGGGTATACATAATGATGGCACTTAGTTCTGAGAACTTGGCATTCTTCCAAATCACATAGAACATATTAATTATCTCATCAGGCCATGGTTCGATATCCTTAAAATCTGGATAATCCACGGATTGGTCTGAATACTTGAGGACATCTATAAAAGCATTAGCTGCATCCTCTACTCTGTTTCCGAAAAATTGTAAACCTTTCATATCATTTTCTTATTTTATCCCAAAGGGAACCTTCAACTTCTGGTTCACCTTCAAGTAGTTGTTTATTCTTATATTTATATAAATACTTATTGTATCTTTCAATTGCTTTATCCGTATACATTTGTGCAATATCCGGTAACCCATTGCACCATGCAAGAGATTCAAACTGAGCATCGATGAAGGTCTTATAATTCCAGCCCTCCTCTTTTAGGAATTCACCTACCTTTGCAAAGTGTACATACTTCTCGGGTTGATTTTCATAAGACTCATATATACCAGTTGCCTTAGCAATCTTACCTATAAAGTAATCATGTATCTCTTTGGTAAGTTTTAAATCTGAATTTTGTAACTCTATCTCGGCATCTATTTGATTAGTGATGTTGTCCTGCATAGATATTAACCTTTGCATAACATTCCGATAGTCGGTCATCCTCTTTAACCCAGTCTCAATATATTTAATAAAACCTTCCCGGGTATCAAATTTGAAATCCTCACAAAAGGTATTACATATCTCTGCAAGCTTTTTACAATTTGCCCATTCTCGGGAATTACTTTCGTTTATTTTCCGAACTCCTCTATGTTTTAATTTTATACGGATTGCATACAAAATATCAGCAACAAGGGCAGCATCTCCCTTAGATGCTAGTAATATGTTATTAACTCGCTTAGTATTCTTATTATTATTAGAAACTAAGACTGCTCTATGATTTATTGCCTCTTTCCGAGCAATAACAAAAAAAGCCTCAACTGGGAAGTTATCTACCTCTAAGGTATTTAGTATTTCCTCAAATTGAGACTTAGTTATATGAATACTGGGTTCTCTCATTTCTTCTTTCTATTACAATATCTTACATAATACGTTATTGTAGTTACTGCATAAAATATTGCCCATAGAGTTATGTATACTGCCCCCTTTAGTGTACTATCATCTAAAAGATAACACCCTAAAAAGAAAATACCAATATACCCTACTATGACTAAGCATATAGCCATATTTATAATCCATTCCTTGATAAATTGTTTCATACCCTCTTTTCTTTTAAGTTATATAATATAATAGGAAATCCTCACTCCAAAGAGTTTCGGATTTGGATTCTATGAATAAAATTATAGAGCGTTTTACGTGACACCCTTAACCTTCTACTAATATATACCCTACTTTTACCTAAATCAATTAGCCTTCTTAATCTTCTCTGTTTTCTATCAGAAATTTTAAAATTCTCCCAGTTTGGGTTTTGAGTAGTTTTGAAAGATCTTCTCCTCTGTTCAAAAATCATCTGTTGTATATTCATACTATGTGTACCCCATTGAAGATTCTTATAGTAATTATTTAATGGGTTATTATCTAAGTGCATTACTTCATTAAACTTATAGGGATTAGGATTATACACATAAACTAAAGCTACTAACCTACTTATACTCAAATTATAACCAACCTGACCCCTATAAAGTTTTACCTTAACTCTACGCTTTTTCGAAAGTTTTAATTTACGCCATTTACCAAACTTATAAGGAGATTTCTCTACTCGTCTTGAATACAGTTCTCCATATTTAGTAATGTGGTAACCTATAAAACCTGGTACGTTATCTTTCATCATAGTGAGTTTTTAAGTTTGATTAATCCTTGATAGGTAGTATATCTGGTCTTATAAACCTTTTTAAGAACTGCTTTCCTACCCAAATCATTTACATCCCGATTATCATCAAAAAGAACTAATTTTACTTTCTTGTATTGTATAAGTTTCAAGGCTAATTCTATAGCATACTTTTGAGCATCAAAGTCTAATAGGATTATATACCTTTGACAAGGAGCTTTTATTAATTCGTTTAGCTGATATTTAGATACAGCTTTGCCCATTGTGGCAATTGCTCTATCCCCAATTGTGAGAGCATTAAGTGCCCCTTCGCAAATGAATACCGACCGATACATCTCCAACGCATCATGATTAAAGATGATAAATTGTTTTCCCAAACCGGTGATGTCTTTGTCTGGGTTATTATATCTGGGTCCTTTGCCAATAACATTTCGAGCATTGTAATATCTAAGTTGGCCTTTGTAATAAAAGGGTATAATGAGGTACCCATACGTTGAGCCGCTTGTTCCATAGCCGATACCGTATCTTGAAAACTTCTCGAGGCTAAATCCGCGTTTCTTGATATATCCCCGAATGCTTTTTGCAAGTTGGCTATCCCCGAGCGAAATGTTTCTAAATCCCTCAGGGAGATATACTGGCTTACTTTCGGCAAGTTCGATTTTCTCTTCCTTAAACTGTAGTTCATCAAATTGGCCATTGTTCAAAAAATTAATTAGTTCATGGTACTCAGTAAATCCTTCTATATCCATTATTAGTTGAGCAGGAGAAGGATGGGCATTACATCTAAAACAATTGGTTCTATACATAGAAAGGTTAACTCCCAACTTATGTTCTCTCCCACAATAGGGGCAAGTTGGTATACGCATCCAGCCATGCCGGTAATCGTAACCTCCCAATCGTTTAATAAAGTATGTCCTTAGTCTAGATTTAAACTGATTGGTTATTTTCATATTCTCTTATAGCTTTCCTAATTACTTTTCGAAGTTTCTTTAAATCCTCTAAATCTAAATCATTGATACAAGTTGTTTGCCAACCATTATGAGATATTTCTAAAGCTACCCCATCAGACCATCTATCTTTTACTACCTCTACTTTCTTTGTTTTCATAACTGTTATTTAATATATTACGAATTACCCTATCACCAACTCCAAATCTCTTTCCTAGAACCCTTAATAAAGTTTTGTTTACTTTCCATTTAGTAAACCCTAATTGGATTAGTTCAGATAGTAATGTATTATAATAAGCTTTTACTTTAGGTATATCATTTAAGTTTAATTTACGATGTATATTATCCTTACCCATTACTGAAATCAGATTATTACCATCCCTGATAGATTGGTATACATTTTCTTTCTGGGTACCCCATTTTAGATTCTTATAATAATTATTATAAATATCGTTATCTAAGTGCATTACTACAGGTAAATTATTGGGGTTAGGTACATAAACAGTAGCTACTAATCTGTGAACAAAAATCTTTGTAGACTTACCATCCCTATAAAGGGATACACTATAGTATTTGGGACGTTTCTTTGGTATTAGTGGGGTAAACTCATTACTTAATTTACCCCTACTTCCTCGGACATATCTTGAATATACGCTCCCAGTTTTAGAAACGTAGTATCCCATAAATCCTGGTATATTATCTTTCATTATATATCTCCTTGCTTTTTGTTATATTTCTCTATATTAGCATCTGGGTTACTAGAACTTTTTAGAGAATTATCTAGTTGTTCTCCATATACCCTGTCATATTCTTTTCGTTGTTCTCTAGTAAATTCGGTACACCGTTGAGTTTCTGTAGAGCATTTAAAAAGAGCTCTACCTGATGGTAGACCATCCCTTTGAACCACTATCTCGGCCCTTAATATATCATCCCTTTCTTCTTGTTCTGTAGCATTTAACCCCATAATTACTTGAGCATTTCTTACTATGGCTATAGAACCAGATATATCATTTTCATCATATCTGGTTTTTCTATGTTTTTTACCCTCTCTAGTAATATGATGTGCAGTCCAGATTATATCAAGTTTCATTTCTTCGGCTAAGTTACTCAAGTCTATATATACATTAGATATCCTTTCGAAATCTTCTCTATCACCCGCTATTGATGCAAGCTTACCAGCGTAGTCAACCATAAGAACTTTAATATCGATTCCTTGATTACGAAGTTGAATTATCTTTTCCCTTATATAAGTGGTATTAGTAATCATTGCTGGTACCCTCTCAACCACCAATTCAACCCCAAATCTTGCAAGCTTTCTTAAATGTTTAGCTTCAAGTTTATCATACTCACCTGAGTATAATTCCTTTTTGGTTTTATTGATACTAGATTGAATAAATCTGTCCATGATTTGGTCTTTACCATTCTCGGTATCTACGTATAATACGGATTTCTTCATTCGAAGATAACCTCGGGCAAGGTTTACCATGAAGAAAGTTTTCTTTGCTTTAGGTTTATCCAATATTACATTAATAGAATGTTCGGGATAACCTCCTGCATTAGTAAGGTCATTTAATTGCCTAAAGGGACAGGGTATTACCGAGGGTTCTGATTGTCTTTTAAACTGTCTCTCTGTAATATCTCGAATCATGTATATAGGTTCGTCCTCTTTCTTTGGTTTACTTTTCTGAAGTACTTTCTCAATCTTCCTTGAATACTCTTCATATTGTTCGAAGTTATCTAAATCAAAAGAGTCATTCAGGTTCTTCATTTCAACATAGGTAGAGAACTGGTAAATTTTTTCCTTGATATAATCTGCATCCGATAAGGGAATGTGATATAAATTGCTTATTAACTTATTGATATTAGGGGTGTCATCCTTAGTTACCAAATCAATATATGCTTTTGATTCTAGCAATTCTTTTAATACTTCTTTTAGAATATTCTCAGAGGGCATTCTGCCTTGCTTCTTAAAATATTTTGATATACCCTCGAAGATAAGGGAGTGTTCTATGAGAACCAGGTAATTGGATTTAATCCTTTTAAGAACTAATCCTCCTTCCTTATCTTTTAAAACAAACCTGAGTATCTCAAACTGAAACTCAGGAGAAAAACTAAACTTGATGTTGTCTTTAAACTTTTTCATATCTATATTGCAATATTATATAAACCAATAGATTTTGATAGTACCGAGATAGTTCTGAGTATGTTGACAACTAACTAGAAACTACTAATCCACTACCTTAAGCTCCCGAATATTTAATATTATTATTTTATATAAGAAAAAATACTTATATTTGCATAACGAATATTTAAAAACATGGGAAAAAGTAAAGGAAATAATGGCTCAGAGCTTCATCGATTAAAACCTATGCAAGAATATGATGAAGCTACTTTCAATAGACTTTATAAAGTCTGTAAGCCAGTGATTAGGAATCTTACCAGACAGATTGATTATAAAAGGTTTAATCTTACACCAGATATAATTCAGTCTTATTTCTGGGACAAGATGTTATTTGTTTTTAATAAATACTATGGTGAATGTACTGAAGAACATCTCAAAGCAAGGATTCTTGCTTCCTTGAGTACATTTAAGAATAAATTGCTTCGTTCTGCATACGGAGAACAAGCAGAGTATAATCAAAGCCTCTTTAAACTGGATGATTTATTCGATAATGATAAAGAATTAGAGGATGATACCGAAGAAGAGAAAGCTAAATCAGAAATGCTTGATATAATGTATACCTATATGAAGGATAAGCTTTCTCCAGATGCCTATCTCTTATTTGAAGTATTGATTACTCCTCCACCTTTCATTAAAGAGAGACTTGGTAATAGTACTCGAATTACCAATATTATGCTTGTAGAATTTTTTGAAATGCCTAAGACTAATGAGTCCATGAGATATATCTCAGAACTTAGACAAGATATACAATATTGGGAAGATAGAGCTAAAGAAGAACTTAAGTATTAACACAAAGAAAAGGGACGTTTCCCAACGTCCCTTCCCGACAAACAATTGAATATTCTATGCACAAATAATACTAATAACAAAACAAATTAAATAAATAACACAAGTAGTATTTAAGATATTTTTTGTATATAACGTAATGTTATAGTCGGGGGCAATTTTTCTAGTGATAAGGTATCCTTGGTTACTTCTGTAGTATAGGATTCCCCAATAAGGTTCCAGCTAGTTTCTACTGCACCATTTTGAGCTACTTGACCAGGAGCATTATTTCCATATTGACCAACTTGCCCATTTAAACTGGTATCTCTCAAATTATAATTTCTGACTGTACACCCTTTAGCTTCAGAATCATTATCATACATAAACCTTCCCAAACCAACTGAATGCCTGTGTTTCGGTAAATCATCGCCTTTTATCTTAATCAAGTACCCTCCACTGGTAGGCGTATAGAAATCACCGACATTCTGCAGTAAAGTATCATCTCCAACTTGAATACCTCCAGCTTGATAACCTAATACCATTCTACCTGAAGCTTTGGTATATTCTGCCCATCCATCTGGGATAACATCTGATTCCCATAATATAATCGAACCGATAGGGAGATTTGCAGTACTAAGAGAATTAGCGAATTCTTTTCGAACCTTCTCTATTTCGGCATCTATGTATTGCTTAATATTTTGTCTAGTCCCATCAGTACCAGTTATTGGAAAACCTGTATTAATTTGTTCGGTTCTCTTAATTGATTCCTTTATAGAACTATAGGTAGCTGTAGTAAAGGGTAGTTCTTGGAACTTGCCTTGGTAGGGTACAATGGCAAAATTCTCATTTCTTTTAGTCATTGCATCAGTACCATTACCATAGATACCTATTAATACCGAGGTTCTTTTATTGTTTTTATAATAGGGGCAAGCAGTTTCTACTACTAAAAGCAGATTGTTTAATGAAATATCTGGATTCTGATATACATCGTCCATTATACTTGGAGTACGTTTCTCATCTGCGATAGGGTAATATACATCTACAGATTTCTTATACAAATCATAGAAACTTTGTGATGATTCATTCCAATAGGCTACAAACTCTACTGGATTATCTACTGGCTCTGAGATGACAGTATGTACTGCAAATAATAATACTTCTTCAGTAGACCCTTGAGTACCAAGGATATTTTCTATTGTCATAGAAGATTCATCAGATATAAATACATACCCATCCCTTGAGATACATCCAAAGTTTATATCAGGTAATTCCCCATCTTCAGCAACTTTAGTCATGTACCTTGCAAGAATCTTATCCTTAATTACATTAGCATACTTATTACTTGTAGAGCCTTGAGGAGAGATCACTAATTGGTTACCGTTTATATTTGCTGAACCAAAGCCACAGAATGGTCCTAAACCAGAAGGAGCAGCAATTGCCTCTGCTGCCTCCTTAGATTTAATAATGCCTTCGTATTTAAAATAAGTTTTCATTATCCTTAGTTTTAGAGTTATTTTTCTGTTCTACCATATCCTTGAAAGCTTCTCCTAAATCTTTGAACTTAAAGGTAATTAATTTGAAGAGAATCTTCCATACACTATACCGTTTTTTAATACCATGTATTTCACATATATGACCATATATACTATCAATTTCGAAACAGTAACATAGTACCATTACTGTTATTGATACAACTATTGGATCTATCCCATAAGGTTCACCTAATGCTTTTCCAAGTACAGCACCCAATAGTATATAACATATATAATCTACTAACTTATTTAGAGTTCTTCTTCCTGCCCTAGATTTTCTAATTTCTATACTATGAACTCTACTTACAGATATACCAAACCATAAATCTGATAATATTAAGATAATGGCAAGTAGTATCATCCATCTCAAGTCATATAAAATTTGAGTACATTCTCCGAGTAGTCCCACTGTAAAAGTCTTAAATAAAGACTGGGATGTTGTTTCTGTAATTTTATCTATACTGTTTATCATACTTCCTCTATTGTCCAATCTTGATTACTATAAGTGTTTATACTAAAAGTCTTTTCTGATAGGTCATCATGTTCCCATTCTAACCTATGGGGATTTACACTTAATAAATCGGCATCTACCACTAAGAAAGTTTTTCTTTTAGAGGTATCGGCTACAGATTCAAAAGTATATTCTCCAGCTTGTGAAGTTACAAATTGATATCCTGCCCCACCTGCATCATAAGTAATTTGTTTACCCACTTCCCTGATTCTACTATCAAAATCTGGCTTGTTAGATTCACACTTAATAATACAAGAAGCTTGCTTTATACTACCCTTTAATTCTGCATAGTCTGGAGTAATGGTTAACTCTATGATTGTTGGGTAATCTTTAAGGATGACTTGACATTGTAAGAATGACCCATCATCAGCAATAAAGGTATAAGTACCAGCTTTAGTTAAAACTATATCACTATTCAGATTATAAGATTGGCCAGTTTCTGAACAAGTTACAGAACCCTTCATAATACCTCCATCTTTTAATTCTTCAAGTGAAAACTTACAGGCAGAGGTAGAATCTAATAAAGCATATACTGCATAGATGTCATCTATCTGGTCCTCTGGTAAACTCCAATCTGGCTCTAACCAACTTGGGTCTGTACTATCTTTTGGTACAATTCTCAACTTATTCTTATATACTACTGGAGCATTTCTTACTACCCATATACTACTAGCAGAAGGATAAGCTACTGATTGAAAAGTATAAGTCCCAGCTTTTTTAGTGGTATACACATAACCATTTAAAGCTTGGAATTCTTCTCCTGTTTCTACTACCCTAACTCGGTAATCAGTACCATTACCGGAAATCCTTTGAATAAATACAGTAGTCTTTGCTGAATCATCATACAGTGTAGAAATATCTGGGTCAGTAGTTACTCTATAAATAGTAGTTCTACCTGAAACTACCTCAAAAATACCAACTCCCTCATCGGATTCTCGAGTATCAAGAGTACACTTGAATTTATAAGTACCAAGGCTACTTGCAATAAACCTTTCACCACTTTTGAATATCTTAGTATCATTAAGTAATCTACAATATAGATCACCTACTACTGAACTGGGGTAGTTAGATTCTACTGTTAATAATGTAGAAGCATCGCGAATAGTTTGATTATCCCCTATTCTAAATTCTGGAGGAGTACATATTACCCTATAAGTTATAGGAGTTCTACTTACTATGAAATTAGTTTGCTTTACTGGAAACTCTACTATCTCAAAGGTATAAGTACCCGGCTCAGTAAATTCCCAGACCCTACCTGAATCTTTTATTTGATCTGTACCACTAAGTCTAACTCTACAAGAAGTTACTCGGTTTTTATAATGAAGGTTAGCGATCACGGTAGTATATACTCTAAGATTCCCTGGAGTAATCTGATCTACAATTGGGTCACATGATATAGAATAAACCTTATTATAAAACTCGTGACCTACAGTTATAGAAGTTACTTTAGTATTATCTCCAACGCTTCGGAAATAATAAGTACCAGCTCTAGGTATATTAAATACAGAACCACTTGGATGTTTAGTATATCCCCAATTAACCTGATCACTAGAGATTTGGTATCTTAAATCTGCCTTACCCCAATTAGAGCTAACGGTTACAACTACTGGTACCTCATATACTTCAGAAACTACCAAATTCGGTTTATCTGGATTTACTAACTCAGCTTTAATAGAATACCCATCATCAACTGTAAACCCATACTGTAGATTAAAAGATACATGATAAGGTATAAATCTTTTGAAGAAACTTTCTATGGCTTCCCTAAACTTTTTAAAATCATCAGAATTAGAGGTATACCCATGACCGGATATATTAAAAGTTACTGGGATACACTGAGAACAATTAAAGGTATTATCGTAATTACTATCATCGTATAAGTAACTTTCTTCATCAAAATATGGGTGTCCTTTTATCCATCCATCATAAGCATCGGATTTAGAAGGATCAGATACTGTACAGGTTAAACCGTACAGTCTTAACATTATCTCAAAAAATTCAGTGGTACCTCGTATCTTAAATAAAGATACCGAATACTTTAGGATATTTCTTACTTGAGTACTGGTCAAAGTAAAAGGTCCCTCCTTGGGTACTATCCAAAGCTTTGACAATTCTTGTAGTTTACTATCAGAGTAAAATCCATTGAAATACTCTGCCCATTTGGTAGCATCTATGGTGTTCCCGTAAGCAAAGGGCATTTCTCCGAGAAATTGCCAAAGAAAATTAAGATACATATCTGGAGTTTTATCTATATCAATAATATCCAGAATATTATCTATATCCTTAGTAATATAATCTTCAAAATGCTCTCCGCAAATCTCTAGAAACCTCTCAAGAATGCCTTTACCGTTTACCTTATAAGTATCTTGATCTTTATACTCGAAAGGTAAAAAATCGATTAGGTTTTTGAGGTTTATCATATTAAACTATTTCGTTAACGGTTAATGTTAATTGTGAAGCATCTTCGAATACCGGTAAGTTAAAACCGGGATCTTCATAGTCATGATTTGGTTCTGATACCGTAATAGAATACCTATAACCAGATTGATAGCTATTGTTCTGAACATCAAGTGAAAAATCAAAACCATTAGCTTTATCGATTATTTGAAGTGAACCGCCTACAGTACCAGTAGTTACATACACATTAGCTACTGAACGAACCGTGAAATTAGTAGAAGAATTGAATGTTATATAATAGGTCATTGACCCAGTAGCATTATTCAATTTAAACTGACCCAATGCTAACTCTTTATTGCCATAGATAGTAGTAGGCCATGGTTTAATATAAAACTTAGTAAGGTGTAGATAATCTACCATGGATAAGTTATCTATGAGAGCATATATATCTGATACCCTTACACTACCTCCAATCTCTGCTTGTTCTGCAGAATAAGCATTATATAGAGCCGTAAGTATTTGAGATTGGATTTCGGCAGTCTTATAGGATCTTTTACCAGTTACATCCATCTCTAATATAATTTGTACTTTACCTGCTGACCTTACTTTTAACCAAGTAGTCATTGGTGATCTCTGAGAAAGTAAAGTATAAACTCTACTGATTAATTCAGAAGAAGCAACTGCACCTCCATCAGGGCTTATATATACGGTAAGTTTCCTACCACATTCATAGTCAGCTTTTGCTTTGTTTATCCCATCTACCAGCATTGCCAAACTTTCAAAATCCTCTTTGGTAATTGCTACTCCCAAGGTTTTTACACTTAAAGGTATATGTTCCTTTAACATAGTAAAGTTCTCATAATTTGAACCTCCTCCGGCATCGTAGGCATTACTTGCAGTAGCATCGTTAATAGAAGAGGATATTACTGAAGGTACAGAAGTTAAAGTATTACTTTTTATATTACCCTGAGAACCGTTGGTTAAGTAAAATACTACATTAGTAATCTTTGCACCTGCTACTGGTTTCTTACCAAAAGTCCCATCACCGAAATGAATATATGGGTTTAAGGCTTCATCTACAGAAACCATAAAGTGTTTATCTGTAGGCTTAGATTTTGCAAAAGTATCTACCAATACCCAAGATTCTCCGCCTATTAGTAAAGACATGGTCCCCTGTTCATAATACTTACCATTGGGCAAAGTACCAAGGTTTATAATAATCCTATCCCCAGTAGGTATTACCATATTATTAATAGCACTGGCAGTATATTTTTCATGTTGTATAAGTGGTACTTTACAAGTGGTTACATTTGAATACCATATTACATCCCTAGCGGATAACCATGAATTGCCATTAGAGTCAGTAAATAGAGTTCCTTGAGGAATGGTTAACTTTGCTCCAATGGAATTACCAGTAATACTTCTGGATAATGTAACATCTACAGTAGCAGCTATTGCTGATCTAGCATGATAGTCCACCAGAGCCCCATGTTTAACTACCGAATCATATCTCCTTGCCGTAGATAGGAAGGTTTCCCTTGCCATGTTATCTATGTAATAATGAAGTACTTCGGCAATTGCCGCAAACAAAGAGAGGATGATAATTAGTATATTCCCCTCTGAATAATCCGTTATGAGTTTCTGACCCTGAGGATCCTTAAGTCCCATAAGGGATTCCACCAGCTTAGCCTTAATCTGTTGATAAGACCTCTGGTATGGGTTAAGCCATTTATTTGTGATTCCCATATTATTGTGTATTTAATGAATTATCAGAACGATCATAGGTGATATCAAGGTACTGACTAGAATTTGTTCCATTTACTACATAAGCTACTTCTATGTGTATTTTTGCATCAACTCTAGTAACGGTAATACTTTGGAAGGTTATCCTTTGTTCCCATGCACCTATTGCTTGTTTTAAAAACTCTTTAATTATAAAACTTAGGGCTTGTGAGTTTGGTTCCTCAATACATTGCCAAAGTTTACTACCAAATTCTTCTTGTCTGAATCTTTGGCCTATCATGTAATATAAGATAGAACTTATATTATCTCTGATAAGTTTAAAATCCCCATTGACTGGGTACCAACCTCTTCCCCCATTTTCATTAGTAGTAAGTTGAATAGGATAAGTTACTCCTATACCAACTAAGTCTGTAAAGTAATTCTTTTCCATTAGTGTATACAGGTTTTATCCTCATAATCGTCTACGACAAATTGTGAGAAAGGTTTAGTTACTTGAGTTACAGTAGGACCAGATGAACCTGGTCCAGTAGTTACACCTGAGTGTACATGAGAATTAAACATACTTCGAAGTTGTTCTAGCTCTAATACTAAACTATTTAACTTTTCTGTTAACTGAGAGATATTGATCATTCCACCATTCTCTCCGGTATTTAATATCAGTGAATCCCCAGAAGCTACATTAATATCTTTCTTGGATGACACTATCACATTAGATTCTGAATAAACAGAGATGTTTCCGTTAAAGTAAAGATTTAGAGTACCTTTATCATCATCTATCACCAATAGATTACCTTCTGGTGTAACTATACCCATTTTATTAGGACCATCTAAAGGTTGAGGAATTTGATTCATGCCCCAACCATGGTATTCCCAAAGAGGTTTAGTTGGATCACCAAATTCAAAAGTAATGAATACTATATCTCCAACTTTAGGACTCAGGAATTTAAAGCCATTACTTATAGAACCATGTTGTCCTTTTGGTAAAGCCCAAGCAAAAGTACCACCCATTACTTCAGGTATACATACTTTTACTCTATTCATTTTCTTTTCGGTATCATTATTATCAACAACTATACCTCTATATATCGAATAATATCTACCAAGGCCCTCTATGCCATCTTCAGTTATTATCTTTGCAGTTTCATACCCCATAACTACCTCACTTCCTTATTTTTAATATATTCTTGAAACCTTCTTGTAGCTATCTCCATATAATCAAATTTAACCCAATAGTCGTCGGGTACTTGAATATCTTTTATGGTTATCTTTCCAGGGAATACTTTACCAGAGGAAGTAGTTAAACTACCAGAGGTTACTGCTATACCCTCGGCTTTTTCTATTGGGGTCTTAGCCAATACCTCAGTATAATAAGCCTTTTTCCTAAGTAACTCATCCTTACGTTTACTATCTAATACTTTTCCCTCTTTATCCATAATACCCGATTCAATAAAGTAAGCTACCTCATTATAGGTCCAACTCAAATCTAATTGTTTAGAATTACTCAAAGCTTTCTTATTCTGACCCTTAGAAGTTACGGCATTAGCTTGAGCATCATTAGCTACTACACTTTGAGTGGATAATCCCACTTTGGATGTAGTAGAACCTGCCTTACTTGAATTTCTTACTAATTCTAAACTAGTTATGTATCCCTGACCAGCATCCATAGAATGAGTACATTGTTTTATATACCAAGGCCCAGACCATCGTTTGCCCACATTCTCTAATACTAATATCTGAGAAGAAGCCAATAGAGGTCTTCCAACTACTTGCATCTGACAAATTAGTTTGCTCTCTGTATATTTTAAACCGCCATTAGCATTAGCATTAGCTGCCCAAGCCCACTTATCAACTCCCCCATATCTACTGAATAAGTTGTGATAAAGTTTATATAGGGGTATCTCAACATTGGCTTTTTTCCAATGCTGAACTTTTACAGTAATACTAAAGATACCTAAGCTTGGGTTTAAAGGGTTTTTGTATTTTATAACTGGTGTATCATCTATAACGGTTGTATAAGGGCCTTGTTTTAAAGCCGCTATACCTCTATAGATACTTTCTTCATCCTCTACTCCCCAAGCAGTAGCCCCACCTTTAGGAGCATGCTCTGGATCATAATCTCTTGGGTCTACATCCTCTATGGTCATGTATTCCATTTGGTCTTCACCTTCAAATAAGTACTTACAATCCTTAAGAATGTTGTATAGATCCTCACTTAAAGTTTTACCATTAACCACATTATTAAGTGCAGCATTTAAAGCAGCTCTCCGATCTGAGGGAAACTCCTCTTGCTTAATAGTCTTATTGATAATATCTCTTACTTTATCAGTGCTAAGCTCATTAAGAAATTTCTCTTTACCCATATTATAAGCTTCAGCTGGATCAGTAGCAGAGTATTCTGCTACTTCTTTATTCCATTTATTATCTAAACGTTTTCTAGCTTCAATAGCAGCCCTCATATTAGGATCAGTAGTAAGAGTATGTTTTAATTGCATCTCTCTGATAGTAGCTATATCCTCTGGATTATTCTCAGCACCATACTTACCAACAGAAGTCTTCCAATTTTTATACCAAACCCCATTAGCTTCATTGGCCATTATTTCAGGTAATTTTTCGGTATCATCAATCCCAGTACTCAATACATCTAAGTCTTTACTTTCAGGATTTATAGTAGGAGATAAAGTAGCCTTAACCCTTTTTGTCACTTTTTGAGTAGAAAAGTTAACACTAATCACTTCCCCATTTTCTCCCTGATAGGTATAGACTCTTACCGGTTCTTCATGAAATTTCCTATTGTGTATATAAATAACATCATCCCTAGAATCTATATACCAAGGACCATTACCATAGCCTTTCATTTTTTGTTCCAGTTGGATAAGTATATTCTTACCCACTAAACCAAAGTCACTATCCATTAATGCCTTTAAATCTTCGGGCATACTTACTTGAGCTACTCCACTGTATCTATTAGCATAAAGTACTTTTCCAGTAGTAGTACGAGTATTTTCTGTAGGCACCTGTAGTGACTCATATACTTTATTGCTTATTATCCGTTGTTCCATTACTGAAATATTTCTATGATTACACCTGTCCCATTATTACACCCGTTATCTAAATAAGTAGATAAGCTATTTTCTGATGCCTCAGAAAAATTATAAGGAGGCTGATATCTCAAATCACCAATAGAATCTATACATTGAATCGTAACATGAGTACCAGTAGAATCAAACTTGGCATTAAAATCCCTTACTTTGATAGTTTTAATTGGGCCCGATACAAATTGGCCATCTGGATAAATATATCCCCATTGTAGGCATATTACACTACCCTCTTGTAAAGCCTCAATATCTACCGTATCTGGATCTCCAGTATCAAAAGTAATCGTAGCTAAGTTCTCTTTTTCTTCATCGTACCTATAGTTCCAAGTACTAATGTAAGCTCCAAGAGGTATACCTGTAATGGGATTCATTATGGGCATACCTCTAAAATCGAATAGAGCCATATATGGTTGGCCCATTCCATTATATAATATTGGTTTCTGTTTAGCTGCCATACGTTGGTATCCTTATTATGGTTCCACTTTCCAATTCTTTAAAGGGATTTAAGATACCATTAGCTTCTGCAATGATATACCACTTACCAGAATCTTTAAAATACTTATAAGCAATATTCTGTAAAGTTTCGCCATCTTTAACTGTATGTTGTAGATCATTGGAAGAAGACGGTACTGAAACTATTGGTGATTCCAAAGAATAATCTCCATCACCGTAGTTTATGGCATAGGCACTGTTATAAGGACTTGCTCCTATTAAGTATTGGTTAACATCAATCATATTTAATACCTTTCGTCTTTTTAAGTGAATCCGAATTTATAAAATCCCCATAGGATAAGTTATATGCACTTACTCTCTTGAAAATTAATTCTTGAGTAGCTGCTGCAGGTAATAACCTACCATTACCAAAAGTTGCCGGTTTACCGGGTACTCTTATTCTATAGCCATTCTGAAAATTTTTCAGAGTATAAGTTGCTGAAGTAATAATATAGTGATGATCATCAAATAAGCCAGAACTTCCCCATTCTATTTTGATGATTGGGGGAGCAGACTGATACCCATTGGATTTAGACCATGCTTCTAATAGCCTACATTTATTTACTACCTCTTCGGGATTCTCTGGGTCATTACAGTACCAAGATACATTAAACTGAATAATGTCCTCAGCTCCAGTATAGTGGTACATAGGTACATTACGTCCCATAGACTTAATGGTTGCCCAGGTAGTTTCACCCCTAAAGTCCAATTCTGGTGGCCTATTTTGTAAGACAATATGTTGAGTAGGATTAACTGACATATTGTATATCCTTATCTCATTCTGATATATAATCTCAGTTTTTACTTCAAAGTTTCGGTAATTAGTAGTATTCTTATTCCCTTTTGCTGGGTCTACTCCTTCTCCTTCTTCCATTCTGGGGAATTGTAATTCCATCCTCCATTTCGCTTGGAGTTGTTTATTCAGAGTTGGGTTTTTAGAAGATATCTGAGCTTCTCCAAAAACACCATTAGGGTCATAGAGTTTCCCCTTTGGAGCATCATCCTTTGGTAGAATTGAAGTAGCTCTATTGAGTAATATCCTTGCTCTCCATAGTTTATTCAAGGGTCCAGTAAGAACTCCTGAAGTATCCCGTGTAAGGTCATTATATTTTTCAACAACCTTACCTGCTGCTTTATTTAATACTCTAGCCATGATATGTATATTTATAATCCTAATGCTACACCAGTATAATCTTGTTGGGAACCTAAGGAGTAATCTCCTAAGATTTCTCCATCTACACTTATGTTAATCTTACCATCCTTTAACCCATCCCTAATAGCTGACCTCATAGCATTTAAAAACCTCTCTTCATTCTGAGCCCGAATAGTAGTAGGATCTTCTTGATCTCTACCTTGAGCATCAGTATTCCTATCAACAGAACTTATAAGTCTACTACCCACTTCTACTAATAATGGCAAACCTACCGTAATAGCTGCTCCCCAGGGTCCTCCAAGTAATCCCAATAATCTACCTCCTATAGAGGCTAATCCTTTAGTAGCAACAGTTTTAGCAGCTTGTTTACCTGCTTGGTTAACTATGGTACCACCCACTGCACCACCAAGAAGTGAAGTAGCTGGTGGCATTCCTGGGTTCGGAGTTTTAACATACCGGCCAGTTTTGGTATTATAAAACCTACCAGCTTTATTCATACTAACCCCACCCATCATCATTTGTAATTGCACCAGAGTTCTCATATGATTCACCATGCTTATCATATGAGTTTCCATAATAGCAAACTGAGTATTAGTCTTAATAGCTGCTGTAGACATACCCTCAGTAGAAGCTGTAGCAATTGTTTGCAAATAACCAACAGACCTTATGATACCTCTTACGGTATTGAATCCTGCAACAATGGTACCAACTACTACTCCAGTAGCAGCAACTCTAAGTGCAAAACTTCCACCCCAAGTTTCAGCCATGGAGTTTATTACGCCCACTATCTTTTGACCAACTTGTAGGATGGGTGTAAAGACTCTGCCCAAAGCAGCACCTGCAGTAACGGTTAAGTTTTCTAAACTAGATTCCCATTGATCTATTACACCGGCATCCGTTTGAAGCCTTTCTTCATTGAGCCTATTTACTGCCCCAATATTTTGATCATAGGTTGCAAGTATTTTACCCATCTTATCTCTACCAGAAGCAATGTCCCTAAGTACGGGAAGCATACCTCTATTACCACGAACTCCAAAGATATTGAAGAAGGTTGGGGTTTCGATTCGTGAAGGTAAATCTATTGCGGCCTTAGCAAACTTTTGATAGATAGTGTAAAGGTCTATAAGATTACCCTGAGCATCAAAGAATTCATCGGGGCTTAAGCCTAAGTCTGCTAAAGCGTTATAGCCTTTTTGTTTTTGGTTAACAAGGGATAGTTGTAAGTAACGTATCATATTAGCAAGTGAAGTACCTGCCATAGAACCCTGTATACCCATATCTCCCAATACGCCAATAGCAGCAGCCGTTTGTCGAAGGTCTACTCCAGCAGTTGCCATATCTGCCCCTGCATAAGATATAGACTGGGCTAAGTCTGTTAAAGATATATTTGCATTAGTAACAGCAGTAAATAAATCATCGGTTACTCTAGCGGCATCAGTCATTGGTATTTGGTACATTGACATGATGTTAGTCATCAAGTCAGCTACACCACCTTTCTGTCCTACTGGCATAGTAAAGATTGAAGCAAGCTTAGATGCTGGCCCAATCATTTCTTTAATGGCATTAAACTTATTACCTGCCATAGCTAGGTACCTTTGTCCTGATGCCACATCGGCAGCCGTAAGAGGAGTTATCTCATTGACATCTTTGGCCAATTGTAACATTTCCCTTTGCTCTGCAATAGTAGCACCAGCAATCTTCGATGCTGTCCAAACTTCATTCTGAACACCCGCAGAGTACTTATAGGCCTTTGCCATCCCCCCTACGAGCTGCATTCCGAAGTCCATTGTATTGGAAGCTGACATCTGAATACCTCTATTCCAAGTACTCATGTCATTCATCATGGTTCTGAATGATCCAGATATCTTGCCAGCTTCTTGAGAGAATCGATCCTTTAATACCATGGCAACACCGACCTCTATTATACTCCTACTGGTATTCATAATTTATTTTCTTTTCTTTAATTGTTTATAATATTGTTCAGCCATCTCCTTGAAGATTTTCCTAATTCGATACGGAAGGCGTAAAAAGCCGAAATAGTCTAAGGCTATCTCGGCTCTAGTGATATAAACAAAATCACTCTCTAACATTACTCTTCCGTCAGGTAGAAAAAACTTGGAGCCCATATAATAGGATAAGTTCTTTCTTCTCCGGTTACTGGATTAGTAATATGAGATTCTCCTTTGAATATGGGGTCTATAGAAGCAACCTGTTTTCTAATTTGAGCCATATCTTTAGCAGTAAAGATAGCAAAGTTTTCTACTACTTCCCATTTACCATCTACCTCTAAGCAGAGGTTTCTACATAAAAGAGGAGCATTTTTAGTTTGCTTATCCAAGGGCATTGATACTAATTTTTGTTCTCCATGGCCGTTCATACAGTCAAATTTGATTAGCTTACCTGAATCAAGGGTTACTTCATGATCTTTAAGTCTCTTGCCATAGGGATAGAATGGGATAGCATCGGGTTTCTTATCCATCTCTTCTTCATTGGGGCTATCACTAAAGTCGAAAAGGAATTCATTTAGATCTTGGCCATAAGTTACTTTACCTCCATTCTCTTTACCCCAATCATATTCAAATTCTACTTCTTCACCCAGAGAAAAAATACGGGATTGAAATATAATACAATATCTGTCATTAACTGGAAGACTAAGTGCATCTTCCACAGTTAATTTACCCGTAGGTGTAACATCGGTTTTTACTACGATGGCAGAGATGAACTTAGTTATGTTCATCAAATTTTTCATATCACTAAGGTTGCTAAGAATGTCTTCATCAGCACCATTTTGTTCTCTGATCTCATATTGATAACCAGAGGGTCCGGTAAAACTAAATGTTCTAAATTCCATATAAATAAATTTAATTGATTACAAATGTTCATAGTATTCCCTATAACAACAAGAAAGGGGTGAGCTCCTATCACAGGAATCCCACCCCTCCACCGAATCTTAGTAAAAATTAACTAAGGAATTAATATTTGTCTGCAGTACCAACTGAGAACTCAATAGACTCAATGGTATTCTCTGAAGCCATTCTATCCAAATCAAGGCCAGTAATTTTACAGGGCCAAACTTCTTCATAGATGTGGGTATTAAGAACGGAGACTCCATCTTCGGCAAGTTCGTTTACTATTGCAGTTTCCCAGTATTGGCTTGGTACCAATCCTCCACCAACTATCATGTCTTGGCAAGAATAAAGCCAATCATGAAGCCAGGTATCAGAACCTGCAGTAGTCATAAGTTTCTCTACTACCAAATTGGATACTGTTACCCTACCGGCAGTCTTAACGTCTCTATTAATATCTCCATGAGCTACCTGATCAATTTCTACATCTGGCAAAGTACAAGTTTGAAAGAGGTATGTATTGATAGGGTGCTTAGGAAACATAATACTCCAAAGAAACTTCTTTCTTGGATTTTTTACTTTTGCTCCCATTATTTATAAGTGTTTAAGCGTTATTATTTGTTTCTACAATTGATACAGACTTAGAAGCCGCCTCAATTACGATCTCCATAGTTACCTCTTGCATAGGAACTACGTCCTTATACTTAAGGATAGCACGGTATTTACCTTGACGAGCATCTGCCTCATTGTTAACCGAGAGGTCATCCCAAGAAGTTGCATCTTGGTCACCCATCCAGGTATATTCGGTCATGGCATCTTCATCTACCAAAGAATCTAGAGTAGGTTTAACCTCCAACCAAATTCTCTTCCAAGTACCCCAAACGTTAGGCTCTTCAATATACTTATTAAGTACAGGGCGAAGGAACTTCTTCAGATAAAGATTAAGCCTTACTATTGAAAGGAATCTTTCTGAATCTTGTTTTACTTGAGATGAGAAGCAATGCCATAGCATAGTTTGTTTACCAGCATCCGGAGTATCTTTAATTACCATCTCATTGATATAATTCTGAGCAAGTGTATTCAGTTCATTATACCTAGAGGGTGAACCATAGTTTGAACATACTGGGCCAATGGCATCCGGAATAACTCCACGGTTCATACCAGCAAAGGATTTCCAAGGACCGTATTGAGTAGCAGAAGCATCTCCCAAACCAACAATAGTTCCCACTACATCTGAATCTTGAAGATTACCGTTTTCATTGTAATATTTAAGTCCACCCCCAAAATAGGCAATGTACTTAGAATTACCAACAGTACCCATACAAGTCTGTACCCAAGTTACCTGAGCTTTATAATCCCTAGCTTGAGTACCTTCAGTATAATGAGTGAGATGCTTTGGAACTTCAATATAAAGTACCCATTCCATCAATTCTTTTGCCATATCTGCAGCAGCCTTATACACTTTCAGTACATCTGAGTCTGAAGTAAGGTGTTGAGAGATATGGGAAATGAATAATTGGTAGAAGTCAGTATAATCTTTTACTAAGTCCAGTGAAGCAATCCATTCATCGGCAGTAGGATCTGAACCAGCACTACCAATGGTACCGTTAAATAATTTCTCTGTATCGGATGGTTGTTCTCCACCGACTGTTACAGTAATAGAACTAGTTGAACCATCCACGGTATCTGTAAGCCATTTGATAAGGTTCTCGAAAGAAGACCCCGTAACTACTACCGGCTTAAGATATTCGGAATTTTTAGCAAAAGCACTAAGAGCAAGATAATCTACCGAAGTATTATTATTAGCATCTGAGGTTTTATAAGTTATTACTGGTCCTTGCTCTATTACCTGGCCATTAGCAGAATGGATTCTATAATACAAGGTATTAGCTTGTTTATAAAAACCTACTTGGAAAGTAGCCCCAGTACCAATAGGATCTCCATAACCCTTAGTTACTAATCCCAAACTATAAGTAGTTCCACCAGAGGTAATGGTTATAATTGCTGCGGGTTTAGCAGGTTCTGGTACAGCAGAAGTAGGAGCTATTCCCTCTTCTTCAGATTTAACTGTTTTAGCTTTTCTTTGATCTGCTGTCTGCGTGATGATACCTTGGGTAGCACCTTGCCCTAATACCCGAATTACACGAAGCTTAGAACCACCTTGCAAAGCCTTTTCGATATTTGATACAGAACCATCTGGTACAATCTCAGAACCGTATATTCTTTGGAACTGAGAGAATGTAGAAATAATTTCTGAAGGATCATCATAAGGTCCCTTAGTAGTTCTAGCCAATACACAAGAAACTCCTAACATAGGAGTAGTTTGAAGAACATTGTTATTCTTAAACTTAAAATCTACATGAGGTGAAGTTGGCATATTCTTATATGATTAAAGTTATTACTTGTTTAATTTATACCCTAGAGTATCGTCCTATTGATTAGGTACTTTTAATTCTAACAGATCTTTTTCGTTTTGTTCTACTAAACCCATGAGAACTGAAATATCTTTTATAGATGTAAGAGCACCATCTTCCAAAGCTTTCTCTGGAAGTATACCATCCTTACAAGTATAAGTGTATACTTTCTCTAATATCCCATGTTCTACATCTGGATGGTCATAGTAGTTACCTATTTCAATAAATAGATTCCCAGTTGGAGCAATTCTCCCCTCCTCCCATTCTTCTAAATCATTGAAATAGGGTCTTATGTATCCTCTCGATGGCAAAGCAGTGTATAATATATTATGTAGTAATCTCATATCTGCTTGCGTTTGAGAAACGAGGTGTACATCAATAGTGATATCCTTAGTTTCATAAGGGAATTCTGAAGACTGATAATTACCGTCTTCTAACTTATCACCGATAATGTATTTTTCTATTCCAATATCTCCCGAGTAATACCCCTGTAATTCCAGAGTTATACGAGGGAGTGTCTTAGGACCCTTTACCTGATTATTACTTACTCCCCAAAGAGGTATGAACTTTTTCATACCATTCATATCTTCAAGGAATCTTTTCTCATTCTGTGGAGAGAGCGGTAAATAATCTTCAGGATTTAAGGTAAGACCATTCTTCAATAATACGTTGAGTAAACTTATATAGAAAGTTCTTTCAACTACTTCCTCTGAATTTACCATATTGTTATGTATTTACCAAAATAAACCTGCCAGTTTTGGTTTGCCCATTGGAACTAAAAGAGGCATCCCAAGTAACACTAATAGTTCCAACCATAGCACTATTAAAGTGTACTACACAAGTCATTTGATTAATGAAAGTGTTTACTACACTCGAGGGATAATCAGTAATATAAGCTTCCCATTGTACAGGGTCCTGACCTATTATTCCAAAGTTACCAGTCTTATGTTCAGCTATGGTAGGTATTTTAAAGGGTTTAACAGACTTAGATACTTCAGTACCATTAATGTTAATATACTCATAACCCTGAACAGTTACTTGTTTAGAAGCATTTTGATTGGCAAAGCCATGCCCTGCATGAGGAGTGGGCTCGAAACCATAGGCTTCCGTTCGTTCTCCAGGACCTTGAACTATGGTTAGATCTACGGATAGTCTATCCCCAGAATTCTGTACTATCCTTACTGGAACTTCTCTGGATAATGGTACATAAGTTGATGGATTATAAGTTGGGTTATATGAAAGAGTTTTGAAAATAACCTTTCCAGGGTTATTACCATCGCCAACTTCTGTAGTAATATCTAACCAATCTGAATTACCTTCAACTGAAAAGTTTATGGAACGATATACCTCTTGAGGTTGATCATTTACGTATTTCTGTTCATAACTATATACCGATAATTCTTTGGTTTCATTTCTCTTAGAACCAGTAAATTGATCTAAACTCGTTGGTTCGATACGAAGAAAACTCCTCCAAGTTTCTACAGAAGGCGGAGCACCCTTTTGTACTAAAGTAATCTCCCTTTCTACTCCCTGAACTACTACCTTTATTACTTGGTCCCTAATCGATTCCGAATCATTAACCGATTTGGGTTTTACAGTAATTGTAGCAGGGCCAATACCAGATAAGGGAGATATATCAAAATCTTTTGCCATTATATTTTTCTTATTTCGTTTCTAACTGCATTACGTATTTCCTTCATAAGGCCTTTCTTTCCACCAGCTGCTTTATAAGCAGGACCCCATAAAGGACGAGGAGGTAAATTACCATCTCTACTACCATACTCTAACATGATAGCTATCTGGTTTAGGGTTTTTCTAGAAGTCTTACCAGTATAGGTAATCTTCCTTATTCCAATTGGTAATCCCACAAAAGTTCGTTTTCTACCTTTTACCAAAGTAACTGATCTGGCATATTGACCCGTAAGGTGTAACATAGTATGATCACCATATTTCCTAATGGTCCCAGGTGCATGGGGTGGCCAAGATACGTTAGAACCCCTTGGAGGTACACCAGTATTTAAACTTCGTCTTACTATACGAAGAAGTTGATTGCCAAACCTTTCGGTACCTTTCGCATAGCCTTTGTTTAAGATACTTGGGGTTTTAGCAATCAACTTTGCTGCACGAGCTTGTTCTCGTTTATCTACGTATATTTCTAGAGGACCAATTGGAGTCGATAGTGTAATATTAACCGACTTACTTGGCATAATTCTTATTGTTGTTTAGGTTTATCCAATCCCAATTCTTTAGCAATCCTCAATAAAAGAGTTTCTTGATTAGTTAACCTTTCATCCATAGATAACTTAAACTCTTCAAACTCAGGAGCTGGTTTATTGGGAGCTAACTGTTGATTAATAGAACCAAGAATATTATCACATTCAGAAACAATAGCCTCGAATTTCGATGTATTATTTAAGATATTTAAGGCATTCTGCTTTTGCATAGCTACCTCATTTATAATATTCTCAAGGTTAGTAGTATAATATATACCATTATAAATACCCTCATTCACATTTGTTGGTAAGTAGAGGGTAACTTGAGATATTGAATCTTGGATTACTAATTCGATACTATTAACAAAACCCTCTTTGCCATTAGAGGCCATGGGTTTACTTTCACCAACTTTTAATACTCTGGCTTGATCAAAGATTGGGTAACCAGACCTACGGTCTTTCTCTAAGGTGAAGATTATATCACCTTTCTGTACTTTTTGAAAAATCAATTCTTCCATGTCACTTCCTATTTATTAAGTTTAAACCAAAAGATACTGCTCCAGGATTCTTTTCCATGAAGTCTACCAATTTTAAGAATTGATAGTATCCAAACTGATCAATGAGTACCTGAGCTTTATTTGCTACTTGTTTTGCTATCTCTGCATTGGGAGCAGGTAAAGCTACTTGTATAGTGAATTCTGTGAGTTTTTCTTGTTCCATAATTCCTTAGTTTTTCGGTATAGACGAAAAAAGGAGTACACCCTAAATAGATGCACTCCTTTCTATCACTTTTAATTCAAAAGATTAAGCAGTTGTTGTAGTCGGTTTCAAAGCAGCAACTACCTGGCTGATAATGTTTTGATCTCTCTGAGCATCAACTACACGGTTAAGACGGGCAATCTCTTGATCCTTAGCGGTGTTCTCTATGAGACACTTAATTTCCTGTTGGCCATTCTTAAGATCACAGCAGCAACGTTCCAACTGAAGAGCCAGTTCTGATTTTACTTCTTTTATCAAACCTTTGGTTTCACAGCAACAATTCTGTTGATAATGCTCCATATTGCAGAGGCGGTCCATAACACGATTGAATCCTGCTCCCATCTGGTCACGAGAATCCCGGATATCCGAATTAGTTTTGTAACCCAAATCGCAGAGACCTCTTTCTGTTGCGAAACGATTATTCAAAACTTCTCGGGCAGTACCGTCTACCTTATCACCTACTCCATTAACTGCAGAGATTACCTCGCCTGATGCTGAAGCAATATCTCTTCCCAGATTATACTGGGAATCTTTTACAGTTGAGTTTACTCCCATGATATCGGCCTTAGTATCATTGATTTTATCCAATACAGAAACTGCAGCAGCACCAAAGCCACCACCTACCAATGCACCACCAACGGCTCCCCAACCAGAACCCCAACCAGAGTTATGATTACAGCAACCATCATTACATCCGCGGTCGGCTACTATTACACCTTCACCTCCGCTTTTAACTTCTACTCCCATAGACTTAGTTTTTAAAAGATTAATACTTGAGTTAATTATACATTAACTATAAAGCAGTGTTGTACTTTATTATCCTATACTGAATACGTAGTTGTATGTAACCACTCCAGCATTTTGTTGAGCTACTACATTTAGTTGTCTTCCTGATTCTGTTTGAACAACAGTGAAGGTATGGCTACGGCTACTTTCCGATGTATTCTCTGAAGCAGTTGCTCTTATTACATAATACCCATAACTACTGTAAGTTGGTGTAGGTATGGATAACCAAGATGGTAAGTTTGTAGTATTTATAGGCACCGGATAATTATCAGAAGTTTCTGTACCATTAACTACCTTTTTCTTATAAGAGGTTATTGGTAATTCATAAGTTGCCCCCAATGCAGGAAAGGTACTCAATATAGAATTATCATAGATCTCGAAATAATAATTATAAGTTATATCAACGGCACCTTGTTCGATAGTAATCGACTTAGATGTAGCACCTGAATATGAGGCTGTTACAGTACAACTTCTAGCTGAACCGGTGTTCTCTGAAGCTGATACGGTGGTACCACTTAAACTAAACCCAGAACCACTAATACTTAAACTTGGTGTATCACTTCTACTAGAGCCTGTAGAAGTAGCCCCTGAAGTCCAATGATTAGTAGTTGGTATACTTACACTAGCATAAATAGAAGTAGAATCTCCCCTATTACTAAAAGTATACTTACCAGCTGATAAACTTATAACTGGGGTACCATTAGTAACTCTTTCTACTTGGTTAGCTTGTTGATATACTGCCACCGAGGGTACACTAACAGATTTACCGTTTAAAGAGATGGTACCACTTAAACTACCAACCTGAGTTCTACTTTTCGCAGTAGTTCCCAAAGATCCAACACTAACCGCAGAACCATAACTAATAGTACCTCCAGAAGTAATGGTTCCCCCACCCATATCGTTACCATTCCATCCCCAAGTTTGAGAATATCCTGGTAAAGTAGAATAAGAACTAATTGTACCTCCACTTGCTGGTATATCGGAAACTTTAGGATTAGAAGTTATGGAGATATCACCGTAAGTAATAACCCCAGCTTCCTGAGTACAAGATATGGTTAATGTCTTCCCAGTCTCAGCCTGAGTATATGTAACTGTTCCATATCTGGCAGAAGTAGATTTATTCTCACTCATATGTATATTATTACCAGTACCATCAACATCCCCAGAGTTTCCTCTAGTATAATTTATATTAATTGTACTACCATAAGTATGCCCATTTCTATATTCTTGCTTATATGAAGATACCCTGATACTGAAAGTGCCTCCCATTTTTGTAAAGGAAAGTTCTGATAGATTAGAGTCAAATCTGTACTCCCAATTTTGAGTTGCTGCTGCTTGAACAAAAGTACCAGTAGCAGTTTTACCCGATTCGTCTTGAATAAAAGTTACGGTATCCGATCTACCAGTAAGTTCTAGATTCTCAGTAGCATAGTAACCCTCGTCGCGTTGAGATACCCAAGATGGTAAGCTATAAGTATGATTTACACCTATTGGTGACCCACTTTTAACACCATCCAGGTATTTTTGTTTATTAGAGCTGACTGTAAAGAAAGCCGGTGTAGCAACCCCTCCGATAGCAGGGAAATTCAAAGTCGGATTGATTACATGAATATTATATTTATAAGTTACCTTATGAACATCTTCTATCTGTACAGTTTCATTATCACCATAGGAACTTGCATTGGATAGCTCCAACCCAATATAATCTTCTCCCGTTCCTGTAGGAGAGAGTGCTAACAATTCAGCCTTGGTAGGACAGTCATTACCATCCCTACCAAGGCCTACTTTAGTTTTGACAGCACTCCAAGTTGCTATCTCTCCCATAATATTATTCTGATTTAAGTTCTTGAATTTCTGCCTTCAAAGTCTTAATCTCATCATAAAGAAGTTTAATACCTTCGATAGCCAAAGTTGACATCTTATGATATTTAACTTGTTTTACGAGTACATATTCTTCCCCGTTGATCTCTATAGTTTCGAAATCCTCGGGGTTATCAACTTGGGATTTTTCTACTGGTGCCTCATCAACGTATTTACCGAATCCCAATGCTTCAAGGTTTTGAGCAATAGTTCCCTCATCCTCCTTACCATTCATATTGAATGATTTAGTGGGTATCTGGCAAATCTGTTCCAGAGTATGATTCAAATCTTTAAGATTAGATTTGAGTCGAATATCTGAGGATTCTTTCCAGAAACCAGAAGGGGCAGTAGTCTTAGCAAATACTACCTGGTCGGTAGTATCCAATCCTAACTGACCTCTTGTTACGGTATGAGGATTATCCTTTCTTCCAGCATGGGTATCAATAGAACTTTGAGCAGCAGTACCTGCAGCCTTAGCATCTGCAATAGAAGCAGCTTGTGCAGTAGATACTGGTTTATCTGCATCCGAAGTATTATTGACATTACCCAATCCAACTTGAACTTTTGTAACTAAATGAGGATTAGCTCTATCTGTAAGGTGAGTATTTACTACAGCCTCTAATGCAGTTAAATCAGAATCAGTATTTGCCACCAAATCATCAACGTAAGTTTTTAATTCTATACGAAGATCATTAATAGCATTGGTACGATTAGTTGCCTCATTCTCAATAGCCTGAGGTAATGTCTCATCAAGATTAACCTTATCTTGAGCAGTCATAACTCCTGCAGTAGTTTTGGTTACTGCATTAATCGACCTGAGTATATTCTCTACTGGTTTATAAATACCGTTATTACTATCAGTTTTGGATCTTCTAACATAAGTGAGATTAACTTTGTCCAGGGTGTATGTAAAAGATTCTAAGCCGGATACCAATACAGAAGGCAAACTACTAGATACTTCCTCTAAAACTTTACCTCTATTGCCTTCAAAAGCAGTACCCGCAATTTCCCCAATAATAAGGGAAGAAGTATTAATATCTACGAATCTTTCCCCTGACCAACGGAATTGATATGCAGGTTCATCCTCAGTGATGTTGATATATATCTTACCTGATTCTCCTACTATGGGTGTTTGATGGTCTGTATCGGAATATAATTGGATATTTGTAAGACCTCCAGTAGGACTTATATCATAAGTAGCATATACTTCAATTGCATCATCTACATATGAAGGCAAGTGATTAGCTGGGATTAGTGCATTTTCATCAAGTGGAGCAAAACCATTAGCTTTACCTTTCATTGCTACAAAGGCATCATGCTTAGATTCTAGAGTATCAATGTTTGTTTGCAACTTATTATCTAAAGCAGTATCTGCATCTTCTCTAGCTTGGGATTCCTGGGAAATGGTATTAGGTAATGTCTCATCTAAGTTAACCTTATCAGCTGCAGTCATAACTCCTGCAGTAGTTTTAGTAGCTCCAGGTAAATCGGTATACAAATTACCAGATGCCACATAAGTTCCGCTTTCTGAGGATACTCTGGATATGGATTGGGCTAAAGTCACCTTATCTAATTCCGGAATAATATTCCTGGGTTCTGTAAGCCATACCTTAGGCATAGAATCAAATAACTTCTTATCTGCAGCAGATTGTACACCGGCTTTTTCTACAGTAGAAGCTGATATAGTAATTGGATTCTGTTCTACTGTACCATCTTCAATTAGGGTTTTACTAGCAGCAATGCCTACTGAAGTTTCATTTGGAGTTACATCCCCAAGAGCAAAATTAGCAGTAGTAATTCTATCTAATTCTACTTTATCTTTAGCAGACAGGGTACCTGCATTAGTTGCAGATACTTGCGGCAAGTCAAAAGTTTCGATAGTATCTGCATTTAAACCATTATCTTTAGTTATTGTTACTGTTACCTTATTAGCATCTGAAACTGCAGAGATATCGGTTAAAGCATTTGGGTCTAAACCATCTAACTTAACTTTATCTGTAGCAGACATAACTCCAGCAAGAGTTTGAGTTGCCTGAAGGATATTCTTGGTAGCTTCTACCTCTTCACCATATTGATTATTTGAGTTATCTTTAGTTGAAGTCTTTACCTTAAAGGATAGCTGAGTAGCAGTTCTACTCACGGTACTTACATCAGTAACCATAGTATCTGGTAAAGCCTCCGAAGTTGCTTCCTCAGCTACCAATCTTTCCTCATGATCATCTGTAACACCAGTAAACTTATTATCCAAGGCGGTATCTGCATCGGTTCTGTCTTGAATTTCTTTATCTAGACGTTTACCCAAGGCAGTATCTGCAGCAATACGAGCAGCTTCCTCTGCATCGATATTATCTTGAAGAACTTTATCAGCTGCCTTTCTTTCTTCTCTCTCGGTGTTGAGATTGGAAGTATTTTGATCAATCTTTGCTTCTAATCTAATATCCTCAGCTTTACGAGCAGCGATTTCATTATTCAGCAAATCAGTAATTGCCGTATAGTTACCGTTAATATTATCTTGAATACCCTGGATTAATTCCAGGTTACGTTGGATATTAGCCGTATTCTGAGTTACCAGAGCATTCGTAGCATTCAGAGAAGTTAATAACTCAGTACGGGTCTCACTTACATAAGTCCTCAACTCATTTACTGTAGTAGTAAGAGTAGTACTTAAGTTAGTAAAAGTTTGTTGTAGAGTATTATCTCCCTGTTCACGTAAATTCTTCTCAGCTTCGAGCTTATTCTCCAACTCGGTAAGCTTAGCAGTCATAGTTGCTGCGAAATTTGGATCATCTCCCAATGCCTTAGCAATCTCAGCCAAAGTATCCAGTACCTCTGGGGCAGAACCAATAACCCTTTGGATTGCCTCATTTACTTCCTCTTCAGTTTGATAATCTGAATCATTTAACAACTGGGATACCTTGGTAATGTAGTTTGCTTTTTCCTCAATCCCATTAAGCTTAGCATAAAGAAGATCAGTAAAGTCATTAGATGACAGTACTTTACCATCAACCTTATCAACTTTCTTTTCATCAAGAACTTCATCTGCAGCTATGCGATCTGCTTTCTCTTGAGCTAAAGCATTATTGATAAGAGTATCCTGATTAGCTCTCTCGGTTGCTTCTTTATCAATATTATTCTGAAGTAAAGTATCTCCTGCTAATCTCTCATTCTTCTCGGTAAGCATCCCTTGATTAACAGAAGCCATGTCATCTTTATGGTTCTGAAGGTTAGTATTAACCTTAGCTTCGATAGAATTCTCTTTAGCAATAGCCCTTTCTTTTTCGGTATTAATAGCAGTGGTATTACCATTTACCTTCTCTTCTAATTTAGTAATAGCCGTAGTATTACCAGCCTCTAGAGAATCAATACGAGCCCCCAATGCTGTATCAGCATTAGTTCTATCGGTTTTCTCTTGATCGAGCTTAGTATTAAGTTTATCTATCTCTGATTCGAGAGCTTGTTTGGTATTATCCAATTTCGAAGTCATCTCGGTTTTCAAGGCAGTATCTGCATTGGTACGATCTGCTACTTCTTTATCGAGATTAACCTGGAGAACTTGATCTGCGGCAATTCTTTCTGTACGTTCAGTATTCAAATTGATGTTTAATGTATCAATTCTAGAACCTAAAGAACTGTCTGCATTGGTACGGTCCACAATCTCTTCGTTAATCATATCCTTAACTTCCTTGTAGTTATCACCTACAGTCTTAGTTAAGTTTGTGATTGCCTCTGAATTTCTTTCGATATTGTGTTCATTCGTAGCAATAGCTGTTGTGTTGGCATTTACCTGAGCAGTAAGTTCATTACGTAAAGTATTTATAGAATCTTGAATACTTAAGGCCAGTTCTGAAACACGTCTGTTAACATTATTCAAACTAACCGTGTAAGCATCATCGGCAGTCTTTCTATAGGCAATTTCCTTATCCAGACTTGCTTGAATGGCTGCATCGGCATCTTTACGGTCTTGGATTTCCTTGTTAAGATTATCCCTTACAACTCCAATTGCAGCATCGCCAGTTGCAGACTTATTGTCTATATATTCTTTTAACTTAGCCTCAAGAGCAATGTCTGCATCTTTACGGGCTTGGGTTTCTGTAGCTACTTCAGCACTATTTGCTTCATCACCAGCAATACGGTCTTCTATTTCCTGATTAACCTGTTCAGTAATAGCCGCCAATTTCTTGGTAATAGTTGTAGCAAAATTTGGGTCATTACCCAAAGCATCGGCAATTTCCTTAAGAGTATCAAGTACTTCAGGGGCAGCACCTACAATTTCTTGAATAGCTGCTTTTACTTCGTCCTCAGTTTGGAAACCTGAATCGTTGATAAGCTGAGATAAATGGGTAATATAGTTGGCATGTTCTTCAATACCGTCTAACTTAGCTTTGAGTATATCTGTAAAGTCATTCTTAGTTAATGAATAACCCTCTCGTTTATCCACCTTTTGATTATCGAGATCGATATCGGCATTTTCACGAGCCATAGCCTCTGCAGCAATTGCCTCGAGTAATTGGGCTTTATCTGCTTGGCCCTGTAATTTTATATCCTCAATTTTATGATCAAGGACTAAATCCTGAGCAGCTCTTGTAGTTGCTTCTGAATCGATATTATTCTGTAATACCTGGTCAGCAGAAGTACGAGCTTGTGCTTCTTTATCAATGTTACTCTGAAGAAGGTTATCTGCATTTGTACGATCGGCTACCTCTTTAGAAACTTCATTGTGAAGAACTTGGTCCTCCGAATGACGGTCTACCTTTTCCTGGTCGATTTTACCTTGAAGAGATTGGGTATCGGCTTGACGATTGGTAATTTCTTCATTAATCTTAGAATCTAAGATAGTATCGGAGTTTGTACGATTAGAAACTTCTTCGGCAATTTTAGAAAGCACCTCAGCTTTATCATTAATATGTAAAGTTTTGAGTTCATTTACACTTTCTTTAATTTCATTGTCTGCCGCAATTCTATCATCTTTCTCTTGTTGAATGAGCCCTTTGAGTTCATCTTCAAGTTGATCATTCTTCTCATTTACCTTATCCTCTAAGTTTTTGATATCCTCAGCATTCTTATCAACCTTTTTTTCTACACGGTCAATTTCAGCTTTTAAATCTGATTTAACTGTATCGATCTTATTGATAATCTGTTCTATTGCATATTCTAAGTCCTGCTCAACTGCTGCAACTGCTGCACCTAAAGCAGCTTCTGCCTCTTTAGCACGATTTATCTCTTCAGTTAAAGCAGTACGTAATTCTGTTAACTTATTAGTAATGGTAGTAGCAAAGTTGGGATCATTACCCAAAGCTTCTGCTAATTCTTTTAAAGTATCAAGTGCATCATCAGCACCATCAACCAAATCACTGATTGCTTTCCTAACATCTTCATCAGTCTGGAATTTTAAATCATTCTCAAGCTGAGAAACTTTAGTGATGTAATTAGCATGTTCTTCGATTCCATCTAATTTAGCTTTAAGCTCATTAGTGAAATCATTCTCGGATAAGCCATAGCCTTCTTTCTTATCTACCTTATCTTTGATAGATAGTACGAAAGCCCAGAACTCATTTATAGTTCCTCCAAAGCCAGCACGAACAAAGTCATCATAGTAACCTTGTAATAACCGCTGATCAATTTCTTCGCAGGTATAATACTTACTTACATACATATATTTTAATATTTAGGGTTAATTACTGCACGTTGTCTTCCGATTAAGAATTCGGAATCGATGTCTCTGAAAGGTTCCCCTTCTGAACCACAGAAAGCATTCATTGGTACATCTGGGTTTTCTGGATCAATATCCCCTCCATCTTCTATATCTCCTCGTATACAAGCATAATCAGGGAGCCTATTTACACGGAATTTTATTACCTGGCCTATACCAGGATGAGGTATTATTTTATCCCAAATATCTCCGAAATAATCTTGAAAGCAGGTGACAAATTTGTTACCGGTCATCGATTGAAATGCCGTTACATCATTGCCATTACCTTTCATTTCAATATGAACTCCAGAGGTACCATTAAGGATAATCATGTTACTATCAAACCAAATCCCACTGGTTGTAGTAACTGGTGTCCACCTCAGTACTAACATCTTTGCCATATACTTAATTTTTATTCTACAAATTCTACATTCGTATCTCGGTCTCTCTTTAGGATAACCATGAAAACTAAAGCCTCATCCTTAGCTTGAGCAGTTTGAGTATCACCAGATGGTTTATAAGTAATCCCATTGATTATAAATCTATCCTGTTCCCAATTAAAATCCCAATAGCCTTCCGGTGTAAGATAACCGATGTTTTCTATATATGATTTAGAAATTAGTATTGATAAGTTTTCATCATCTAATTCTCCAGTAACTGTTGCCTTATTTATAGGCCAGTTTCTGAAAGCATTGTAGTAACATAAAGCTTCTATGGGGATATTATAATATTTAGGAGTACTATCTTCTGCATGGCTAAGAAGTTGATTAACATGCTTAGCCCAAGTTATGGTTTGTCTACCGGCATCCCAATCTAAGAAATCAGTGATAATTTTCTTGTATCTATCCCAAGAGCGGTTCTTAACCATTCTCCAGGGTTCTTTCGTCATTACTCTTTAATTAAAAGTTTACTATTACCTCCTTTGACAGGTGCACTTGGATTAGGTCCATCCAATATTCCAGGTTGTCTTTTATTAACTACCCTTGGAACTACTGTTCTAAATACTTCATCACAGAAGGGTAAGTAGATCTCTAATCTTGAAGCTAATGTACAAAGGTTCTTTCTTAATTCATCTATTAGACCACCAGGTTGCATCGCTTGAGAAAGTGTTTTCCATAGTGAGCTTGCAGAATCTGCCAATTGGTCATAATATTGAACTTCAGTAGGCCCAGTAGTGATCTGTTTTATTCTATCACCTCGGGCAAGTTCAGGTTTAGAAGTACCATCACCAGTTTGTTCTTTTGTAGAAGTTAATTGACTTAGGTATTCAGAAGTACTCGTTAATAAATTAAGTATCTTCACATTTAGAAAGTCCCATGCAGCCAATTCCATTATTAATTGGTTTTCTAGTGCTTCATACCATAATTCGTCAGTATATTTATCCTTGGGAATTACATGATTTACTAGTGGTCCAATATAATATTGCCATTTGGTGATGTAGATAGATTTATCCTCTCTGGTCATACCTTTAGATATTTCCTCGGGAATATACCTATCAATAAGGTTATAAATGGAATCTGATAGTACAGTATGCCCATAATCGCAAATAACCAAAGTTCTATCTACACTGATATCTAAACCTTCAGAATTAGTTACATGTAAGGTTACAGTATAAAAACCTGGAGTTTCATAAGAATAGGAAACAAGCCTTCCACCATTGAAAACCTCCCCATTATCATCGCCAAAGTCCCAGTCAAAAATGGATTTGGCCGGGACTTTGGATATAACTCTAAATGAAACTTGCAAACCTGACGTAACATATATAAAGTCTAGATTGCTTTTCATATTAGTATGTCTCTATATAAGTTTCATTGGTTACCCTTTGCTTGATTCTTCAAAATCTTCATACAGAGCTTGCAAGATAGTTTCAAGGGTATCCTCTTTTTCTACTACTATCTCATGAACAGAAGCTATTAACTTCAGTTCTTCAAGAGAATAAGCCTTCTGTAGTTTTTCCAAAGTCATACCCTTTTTAAACTGAGCCATAAGCCTCTTATCCATTTTTTCTATGTCTGCCTCAGAGTACTTTTCTATCTGAGTTTTGTCCATCACCAAAATAAGATGGCCTGAAGCAAGTGACTTCTGTATTTTTGAAGTAAGATATTGACGACGAGTTAATTCTATTTCTTCTCCTTTGCAAACGGTAATACCAGTTGATTGGTCATGAAAACTAAAAGCTCTCGGCCCAACTGTTACAATATATTTTTCTTTAGCCATGTTTTCTAATATTTAAAAATAATAATAGGGTTTTAAATGAAAAGAGGGGTAGGGTTTTTATCCCTAAACCACCTCTTGGAATTATATAGATAACCGGGCGCCTTATTATTCAAGGTTAACCATCAGATATGGGTCTACATTCATGAAATCGGGGAATCCGAATTCTGTAAACTTCTTATCTGCAGCCAACAAGAGTGCAGCATCATGGTACATCTTAGAGAAGCCGGTAGTTAAGCTTGCATATACAGCTTCTGTTTGGTTAGAAACGATTCTTTCTGATTCCAACATCAACTGTTTAGCAGTCAGCTTAATCAAAGCAGCGGAAGTATCAATCAACAATAGCTGTTGTGCAGGGGTACCCGGATGGATGTAGAAGTCTGCATTCTTAGGTACTGGAGACTTCACATTCAGTGTAGCTTCAGTAGTACCGGAATGACGGTCTTTGAATTCTGGCAAATTAAGCATTTCGATAGACTGATCTTCACCACCGATCATAGTAGTAAAGCTACGGCCCATACGAGCAGCACGAACCCAAATATGAAGCAAATCTTTGTAAGTGATTCCATTGGATGTTTCGTATACACCAATTACTGGAGCAGACTCGGATCCATCAGCCTTGTTACCATTAATAGCCACGTCCATAGCCAAAGTATCCAAAGCATAGCCCAACTGAACACCAAAATCACGAAGGTAAATTCCCAGGACATCGAGTGAAACGTAGTTACGAACTTCATCAGTAAGTTTGAAACCTTTTCCAATTTTGAAAAGGCTAACCGATTTTTGTCCGAAGCTAACATCTCCCAACGGGATAGTTTCTGCTTCGTTAACCTTAGCAGGAGCAGCATCCGACATATTAACCATCGGCATGATTGCTTGCAAACCATTGATAGGTTGGTCAGATGCAATAATGTTCGGATAGAATGGAGCCTGACGCATGCCCAGAGTAATAGCAGCACGGATAATTTCCGGAACAATCCAACGGATATTCTGCTGAGGCATAGTAAAGATATTCTGCATCGTATCAACTTTTGGATTGATACCCATCTTTTCAAACAGTTCATCTTCTGTAATACCCCATTTACCTGTAACCAATTCTCCAAGGGTTACTTCTACTGGCTTCTTGTCCTGTGAACCGGAACGAACAGCTTCCAAGCTTCTTACCATTTCCGGCAGCTCATTCATAAAATCCTGAGCTTTCAACTTTGTAATATCAATTTTATTTTCCATAATTTCTTTTTCTCTTATTTAATGAGTACTTGAATTACCTCATTTGCCTCTTCTGCAGGATTGAGGGCAATGAACGGAGTTGAAATAGCTTGGTTAGCCTTAACGAAACGGTCATTAAGTAAATCTCCAGATGGAGTTACATATCCAGCTTCGATAGTTCCGTTAGATACCCAGTTACAAATCATGTAACCTTCTACGGCCACTGTTACTTCTACTGGGAAGTCTCTTTGAGGCTGATAAGCAGGGTTAACATTGTCTGTTACTGCTACACCCAAGTAAACTTGAGTAGTGGTATCAGTACAGGGGTAAATTAAACCATCTTTATTCAAAGCTACGGGCATACCCTGTACAATTTTCTCTCCAGATTTAACATTGAAAGCCTGATGCAATTTGTGAGATTCACTCTTGTAAATCACCGCTCTCGGAGTTCTTTCTCCAAAGAGAGTAAGTTGCTGAGGATCATTTACGATTTTCGTTGTTTCCATAATGCGGATTATTTATTATGATTACTTATTTGATTTTGTTTCGATAGAGATTATCGATTACATTCTTAGTACTCGATGATTCAGAGTTTTGGTTTGTATCCGTACCTTTACTACCCCTATCTTGGTTGTAATCCTCAGTAAGAGAAGAAGCACGGTTAACATCCTTAGAACCACACTTAGAGCAAGTGAGAGGGAACTTCTCTTCCAAGCGAACTTGGTAATCCTTAGTCAAGGAAACAAGAGTAGTAATACCAGTTGTTTCTGCATTAAGCATTGTAACAATGGTTTCATCTGCTTTATCACCCATCAACTTTTTATAAGTTGCTACGGCATCTTCACGGAGAGAAGCAATATGATTCTTTCCTACAGTTGCCATCTCTTTAAGATTAGCTACTTCTGCATTCAAGTTAGTAACCTGTTCTGTAAGAGAATTTTTCTCTGTAGTAAGATTATCTACTGAAGTTTGCAACTCGTTTCTGGATGATACCAAATTTTGAATACAGGCAATTACATTTTCCTGATTCATTTCTTTACCTTCCTCAAGGGCAAGCATATTATCCCCAAAAAGGCTTTCGAGAAATTTTTCTAATTCGTTCATATTATTTTCGTTTGAATGATTATCCTGGGTATCATTATCATTAAAAGAACTTTGAGTATCGTTCTTTTCTTGATATGAAGTTAAGTCAGATTTATAATCCGTAAAAAAGTATTGCTTAGATTTATCATCTCTATATTCTTCGTATGATGCCCAAGTCCTTTTAGCAAGAGTCGGATTGATAATTTTACCATCAGAACCAATTTTTTGAGCAAAAGAATCAGCTCCATGTGATACCAATGAGGTCTCCAAATAACGAACTACTTCAGTAACTATTCTACGTACCATTACTCCCTTAGAGTCATAGGTACCAAGTTTCTGATAGAATTCATTATCTTCCATTTGGGGATGAGATTTATCCCACTTAAATTGCACAGTAACCGAATTACTATGGATTGAAGGTGGTTCCATAAGGATACCTCTAGCAATTCTAGGATTAGCTTTACCATCAATCTTTAGAATACCGTTAATACCTGCAGGTATAGTAAAGCTACCATCTTTATAGGATTCTTGCCACATTACCTGAGATACAGCCCCAATAGCATTACCTATGTTTGTTTCATGATCACAATTTACTGTTTGACCAAGTAACATTCTCATAGATGCTTTTAATACTCCATTTTGACCAAAATCCGTTGGATTCCAATTCTTAGATACTATCGTTTCCGAAAGTAATCTAAACATTGGCTCAATAAATTCCTCGTCTTTAGGAGTTAATTCAGATTTATCCAGGTTAGGGTAATAGGTATTATAATCTATATCCCCTCCCCAAAATCCAAATTGAGCAATAGAATCCGGTGTAGGATTCTTCCACTTATAATAATTCTCTGAGAAAGTCTGGGCTCCCACTGCTTCTGGGATATACCCAGCCATAATGGTATGTCCTTGACCTATCACCATAGAATCAAGATGCTCTTTGTTTTTCTTTGTAAATTTACTCATCTTGCTTTAGTATTTTGGTCTCCTCGAGAAGGAGCCGGATTTGCTTTATCTCTTGACCTACGGGCAGATTGGTTTTTATCATCTTGCCTTTGTTTCTTCTTAGTTCCCTCCTGAAGATCGGTATTACCTCCCTTGGCAAATTGGTCCTCAAGTGAAACTCTTGGTTCATCTTCATCTGGTGAATCATAGCCCATTGCCCAAGCATACTGTTCTTGGCTAATAATACCAGCCTTATAAAGTAAATCAAGATTTTGTATCTTATATTGAAGACCTTGTTGGATTTTAACTTCATCAGAAACTGTAGAAGTTCCCCAATCAATCTTCATTCCCTTATTATTAAAGCCTGCCAGACGCAGTTCTAGAGAATAAAGTCGGTCTAATACATAAGCTACAAGCATTTGGATATTTTTTAACTGGCTAATCATCTTAGATAACATTATACCCGTTGCACCTTCACCAGTAGTAGCAGATACCCCAATAATAGAACCATTAACTCCCAAGCCATTAGCTACGGATTGTTGATTCATATTCCATGGCTTTTCGATATTACCAAGTTCCTTGGTAGTAGAATTGAGTTTAAATTCATGGTCATCAATATAACCAGCAACAACTCCATCCTTCATACCTTCCTTAACATTTCGTTTTAAAAGGTTAAGTTCTCTATTTAATCGAGATTCATAAGAACCCATGCTTTCATTAGCCCTTTGAGGTGATTTCTGCATCTTAGCTTCTAGGAAACCCACCATACCACAAATCTCCATGATATGTTTGAAATTAATCTTCATATCATTTTGACCTTTGAGAGAATCTAGGGCGGGCATAAAAGGAGGAACTCCATAAGGTTCATCTGTATCATTAAACATACCAACATAGAAATAAGTTTCTGGGTTAAGCTTGATGTAATCTTGTTTCTTAACCAAGTAATTATTATTCTTTTGGTAAGGGGAATACACCCCATTTAATTCCCGTTTAAACTTGATATATTCTGGTTTAAGGAATAATACAGTAGCTAAACCATTGAGTTTATCATTTGGGACTCCTTCTACAGATATTGCCCCACTTACAAGAAGTTGAACAATCATTTTATTAACTAAACCATCTATACCAGCAGTATATCTAGTCCATCCCTTAGTTGCTTTTTTAAGGTGATCTCTCATCTTAGAAGCCTCTTCATCAGTATTATTTGGGAAAGTTACAGTATGACTGGTGTTAGCTAACTTAAACATATCCTGCAATGCAATCCCCATATCTGGATTTACCTTGTATAAATCTCGAATTAAAGGTATTACATCAACACGAAAAGAGGGTTCAACTAATTTAGTTAACCCTTGTAATGATGTGATAAAGTTAGTGCTATCATCGTCAACTGAAACTCTACCCGGTGATATTGGAGTATTAGGTTTTGGCTCCTTATTAGAAGAGGTACCATCTTTGGGAGGGTCCTTCTTACGTCCCCAAACCCAATTAAAATTAAAGTACTTTTTCATCTTGGTTGTACGATTACATTAGTTTTTCCTTTTCTTATGTGATTACATATGGCTTTTCCAAAGATATCATCATCTGAATAAACATCCCCTTCAAGGTCTACATCAACGGCAGAGTTATTTGCCCTATGCTTACCCATTGCAACAGGCCTACCTAAACCATCATAAATGAAAGTATAAGCTTCCTGAACGAAGAATGGGTCCTTTATGATTACATTATCATTTCTGATATCTTCTTCCAAGTTTTCTATTATCACTGAACGATTCTTTTGGGTAGTTAACCAGCCTGGTGATTGATCCATCTCTGGTCTACTCTTGCCCTTTTTCTTAAGCATCTTTTGGTAGTAATACAATTTTGGGTATCCTTCATCTTGAAGCTTAGAAGTTACTGCCAAACCAACATCATTAGATTCTGGAGCTATAGTAGCCCAATTATATAATTGACCTGTATCTCCAAGTAGTTTAGCATAAGCTCCTACTGCCATTCTTCCTTTGTATATTGATTGTTCTTCTCCTTGCTTATCCATACAAGTAAATGATGAGTAGTCAGAAGCTCTACCAGTTGCAACGTCAGCACCAATAAAATATTCTTTATCCAGTTCTGGTTCACAGAATTGCCTATATTGACCATTAAACCTTTTCTTTATAACCGGATAATCACTAAGGCAGTCTTCGATAGCCTTAATATCAGCTAAGTCGAAGACTGTATTACCTGATGACAAGAAGTCACCATCTATTTCTTGTGCTGTTCTTTTTGCACCCAGTGCAGAAGACATTTGATTATACCAATGTATATCTCGTTCAGGGTGCATCTGCCAATATAATCGAATGGGGTTGAAGGGATTGCCTCCAGCTATTGCATCTACCCAGGTTGAGTGATAGAAATTACCAACTCCATAAGGAGTGGAATTGACGATGGCAGCTCCACCAGTGGAAAGAGTAGGAAAAGCAGCTGCCCAGATTTGAGCTGCCCATCTAACTACTGCTGCTTCGTCAATTACCAAAAGGGAAAGTGATTCCGAACGACCTGCTTCAGAGGAAGTCGGAATTGATTCAATAAAAGACCCATTATCGAATTCTATCATTGATGCAGAACCGTATTCACCGACTCTACCGTTTATTATGGGAGTTTGAAGGTACCATGGAAGATTCTTGTACATAAACTTGATCTTCTTTAGTACTTTTTTAGCGGTGGTGTCTTTGATAGAGATAATGTTTATCTTTTTGTTGGGATGGTACATCGCCAACCAAAGACAGTACATAGAAATCAATTCTGTAATACCTGCCTGACGAAACTTAAGAATGATATTGAAACGTTGGGCAATAAAGTTATACAGAACCGATTTTTGAAATGGGTAAAGTTCGAATCTTACTTTTCCTTTTACCGGATGTATCACATTACAGAAAAGACTGAAAAAGAAAACATCTACTGAAACTCGAGAAAGATTTGCTAATTCCTCTCTGGTTAAAGTAGTTCTAGTTTCTGAGATAGTCTTTGCCATACTTAAAAGTTATACGTTATTTGAAATTCTAGGTCAGTACCAATCCCAGATTTTATCTTCGGATAGTAAAAGGTATTGACTCCGAGTTTGTAATTAAATCTCTTAGTCTTGATTGAAAGACCAGCTCCCATATCGAAAAGATTATTGAAAGGTCTGTACTTACCGTAAACGTAAGGTTTAAGTGATAACCTTGCAACTTTCTTCCGAGTTAATTGACCTTCATACCAGTTATAGTTATACTTATCTAGATCAATATTGAATAATCTAGTGGAATAAGTTCCAGTCTGTTGATTGAATAGACTTAGGTTTAACTGATTCTTCTTTAAGACCATCTGAACCAGGGAATCTTGTTTACTAATAACTGGCTGTCTTAACAGTGGATTGGAAAAGAGAGTGTCATTTAAGTTTGACTGCCTATTATTGTAAATTAAGATCCTACCTGGTTCGATGTCTTCAGAATATTTCTTCTCTGGTATGAAAGGTTTATCTTTGTAAACTGTATCTGGGATTTCATTGATCGCTTGTTCCAGTGAATTAACTTCTCGAGAAAGTTTGTAATTCCTGAAGCAAAGGTAAATAGTAAATCCTAGAAGTACAATAAACAAGGCATTCTTTAAATTCTTCATGGTTCAAAATTTTAGGAAAGTTCGTACACGCTAAGGATACTATCTAATCGGTAATCGCTAAGCGATTACCTTTATCGAACGAAGTGAGATAATATCCAAATATACTACTTACGATATGATATATGAATAGCTATATATACGCAGATAAATATATAGATATATATACGTAGTATATTATATATCTATATATTTCAAGGCAGTGTTTGGACTTATATATAAGACTTTATATATAAAGCTGAAACTAGTAACCTTGGATTAGGTACCTCTTTAGACGACTTCGTACTATTTCCTTTTGAAATACAAAATTATTACCTATGAAAAAAGATAACATCCCAGGATTTCCTGGTTATTACGTTTCCAAACGAGGTCGAGTATTTAGTAGAATCCAGTTCTCATTCGACACTGGTTCAAAGGGTTGTAGAAGAATATATTCAAACACTTGGCATGAACTTAAGCTGTATCAAAAGAAAACCGGTAAATACCAAGTATCTCTTTACAAACTCAACGATAGGAAAGTATATACTGCTCAAGTTCATAAATTAGTTGCAAAGGTTTATATACCAAATCCCTTAAATCTACCCTTTGTATGTCATAAGGATGATGTAGGTACTAACAATTACTACAAAAATCTTCAATGGGGCACAGCTAAAGACAATGCTCAGATGAGAGAATGTAATCACATCACTAAAGGATTAAAGAGACATAAACCAAAAGGATTTATGTCTGGTAAACTTAATTCCATGTATGGTAGCATTCGTATTGGTAATGCAAGTAAATATTCTCTCAAAGATATATTAAGTTGGTATAGGTCTTATGAAGCTGGTAATTCTACATCTGATATATGTAATCAATTCAAAGTACCCTATAAAGTAGTAAGTCGTAAAATTAAACTAATTAAGTCTAACCCTAATAAATACCTTACTTATTTGACTCAGCTCGTTTCAAACAACGCTTGAACCAGATTGCAATTTCAAACACGGAACCCTTGGCAATTGTGTACCTTGCCTTGTTTAACCAGTAATGGTGATTTTTAAAATCTCCTTCATAGGTATCACCTCTGGTAGTTTTGTAGAGGTAAATTTTAAATTTCTCTGGGAATCCCATAATTGCCTTGAAATCCTCGATTCCCAAAGGGTACCCATCAGGTCTAAATTGCCTATCTGCAGGCCTCAGGGTTAATGGTGGTTTATCATCTTCCAACCTGTATACTCCTGGGAGAGTACTCATCTTAGCTGTCTTGATAGGCCACTTCTTTTCCTTGTTGAAGTCTCTAACCCAGAGTCTATGTATCTTTGCTACGGTGAGATTCTTCTTCTCGGGTAACTTTCGATAATCGTACATTGCCAGAGTCTTTGCCATAAATGGAATCTGGTTAGTATCAATTTCAGAGCTAAACGTTAGCGGCTTAAGCAACTCTCTAGTTGTCTTTAGCTCATTAACTTTAAATACTTCATCAAAAGCATTCAAGTATTTCTTACCGGTCTTTTTATGCACCCCTATGATGAGTAATCTCTTCCTTGACACTTGAGAGTTCCCATAGTCAGAAACTGACCTTTCATGAAAAACTAATTTATAGTCTTTCAGGGTTTCCTCAAAGAAATCCTTAGGTAGCAAGGATAGCAGTCTTGGTAGATTTTCTATAAGAAATATCTTAGGTTTATACTCTAATATTGCAGCAATTACTAGATTAAGACTACGATTATCCTGGGGATTGCCTAATTCCTTTATTTTTGATAACCTCATAACTGAGGATGCACCACAGTCTGGGGATGAGATTATAATATCTACTTTCTCCTCGAATTCTTGTAAACAGAAACCCTTATAGAATGGTATATCCCCAAAGTTGAGTTTCCATTGTTCTTCGCCCGGTGTATGGAATACTCCTCTAATCTCTATATTCCCTAACAAATTTTTCTTAAAAGGGAACAGGAGTACACCCTGTCCAGCGCACACTCCCAGTACCTTTAGATTCTTCATTTCTTGTAACTTCTCAATTTTATATACCGAAACCATGCAAAGTGTTCACGATATTCTAAGTAATACGGATCTTTATCATTGTTATAAGCTTCCTCTTCGAAACTTACATCATGATATCTCTCATTCTGTTTGTCCCAGCCTGCAAAACACATGATGATAAAGTATTCGATTCCATACCAGAAATAGAATAAACCCAAACCAAAGATGGGAATACACCAGAATGATAAGCCCAATGACCAGAGAAGTAGTCCAATGATTACTCCTACAATTGTACACTCAAACTGTTGTACTTGGTGAGTACGTTCATGGTCAATATCCTCTTGTAACAAATCCTCCACTTTATCCTTGAAAAATGAGTTATAGAGGAACGTAATTGCTTTGTAATCGGAGAAAAGGAATACCTTTGCTACCCAGCTATTAAAATGACATCTTTTCATAACTTGTTTTTAAAGTTTTCGTAAGCATTTCTTAACTTTTGGTCGTAAGCATTTTGGGCATAACCAGGACCATTATACTTCCTTGCGAAGCCTGCCCAATCCTTTTCCTTGAGATTCTTCAAACAACCAGAGGTATTCATGAAATAATACATCAGTTCCAGTTGTTTTTCATGAGATTCAGACATCTTATGAACAAAATCATAGACATCGCTACAGCTACAAAGTTTGTGATTGAAGCCCATGATTTGGAACATACCCCAACTTGCAGACTTTAATGCACATTCTTCATCAATTTCTTGGGCTAATTCGAGTCTTTTATACTCGTGTACACCACCAAGATACTTAGATTTATCCCATTTTGGATAAAATACCGTAGAAAATTTCTTACAAAGATACCCCAAATCTCTTTCAGGGAACTTTTTATGAAACTCTTTGTACATAATGTGACCCTCAAAGAGAATTTGAGGCCTACCATCAGCTAAAAATCCGTCTCTACCAGCTGCTTCTACGATTTGAACAGCTTTTAAGAGAGCAGGTTCTAGACCTAAACGATTAGCAAGGTCTTTAATCATCTCATTTGTTAATTTATCCATAACTTATCAGTTTTAATGGTTCAATTCTAGTAACGAAAGTATTGCTCATAACCAATTTTTAGGATGTTTCAAGGTTCTATTATCTTATATAACTTATAAATAATGCAATATGAATAAGACAAATCGGTGCCGAATATGTGGTAAACCAATTAATTTAAAGGATTTTGACTTGAATAGGGAAATCCCAAAACTTATGAAAGATCAAGACATCTGTTTTCAGTGTGCTTTTTGGTTTAATCGTTTAGATTATGATAAAAACCTTGAAAAAGAGAATAAAATTGCGGTAATTACTCCCGATTATTCTCATTGGGTAACTAGAGTACCTGGAAATATTCTGATGGTACCCTCAGCTTTTGGTGGGATTTACCAAACCAAACTTCAACCAATCAACACTTTAGGAGTTATTGATAAAAAAACTAAACATGTTTACATCATCAGATACAATAACATAACTCACCATGGAACTATTCCAGAGCATCTAAGAAAGCTTTTTAAAGTAAACGGAGTAATTCTATCTCCACAGGAATACAAAATGCTAGAGGATTACCAGGGCAATGCCTATGAATTTATTAAAAATAAAATAGATAATGCAATAGATAAAGAATAATTTCGTATATTTGCATAAAGAAAATTTCTAAATAAAAATAGATATGAAAAAAGAAAAGAAAGAAATCAAAAAGCTCAAGGAAGGTGATGAAGTCTTCTTCTTACTTAATGGAAGACAAATCATGGAGAAGGTAATAGTAGAATCCATTGATAAGAAAGGGGGATATGTTACCCTAAGTAATCGGGTAAAGATTGCAAGAACACTTGGACCGGATGATACCTATTCAAGATTGGATGGAAAAGATGGGATGGTTTTACCTTTAACAGATGAGAATGAAAAATCATTCTTAGCTTACAAAGCATATTTCTCTATTAAAAGGAATATGGAGTTCTTGGATAAAGAGGTAAAAAATCTAAATGATACCGATGATTTCAATACAATGATTGAATTCAATAAGAAACTTACCAAAATCGTTAATAAATATTTCAAGGAGGAAAAATGATTACAGTATTAGCTATAATTTATTTATTGTGCTTACCCTTTACGGTATTCTTTGTAAAGGTAGTGTTAGATTTTTTACCCTATACTCATAATATACATTCATTGATATTATTCCTATCGGTATGGTTTACATTGCCTTTCTTTCCCATATACATTTTAATAAGGCTTATTAAACATAGATTACTATGAGGTACTTTTTTGATAGAGATGGTCACTATGCTGGGTCATCAATGCAAGGATGGGAAATACTTATCCTACTGTTATTCCCTATTGCTTTGATAATCTTCTTTACATTGCTTCCTCTTTATATATTACATAAATACAGTTCTAGAGAAGAGGATAAAAAATTCGAAGAAGAACATCCAGAAATATTAAAAGTAGATTCTTACATTACCTGCTGGTATCCTTGGCATAGGTATCCTTTTGCATATACCTTAGCCCTTATATTTTGGTTTATTGCTTTTATCTTATGTATAACTAATCCATAAAAAAAAAAGCCCAGAGATAATTCTGGGCTTTTAAGTGTGATTACCTTTGATAGAAAATAAAGGTTTGATTAACGTATTGGTAATTTTCTCTAATTTGACCAAACATGATAATTGTACCATAGTAATAACCAGAGTACCGATTGGGTACTGTTATATTTAAGTATTGGTAGGAAGGTTGATAAGTAACATTAATATCACTACCAGTATGATTTTGCATACTACTAGTAATTAGTTCCATATACATATCATTATATTTATTCTGTCCTTTCCAACCAATCTTTACACCCTCTACTTTTAGAATCTGACTACCAGGGTCTATATAGTATACCATGGCATTACCACTTGGTAACCATTCTGTCCTATCATCACCATTTTCGGGTATACACATTAAATCATATGTATAAGTGATTGGTATATTAGCACTCTGATTTATGTTAACCGTAAGAGTTCTTCCACTTTCTTTCTGGGTAATATTGATTAAAGCACTACGTGAACTACTATCACTATTTGCAGAAACAGTGATCACTAAGTAATCGGTATAGGCAGGAGCCCCTGTCCTAGATTCTCTTCTTATAGTAATCCAAGAAGCATTAGTACTGTAAGTATAATCTACTCCAGAAGTATCTACCAACTTATTATTGATCAGCTTGTCCTTGTAGGATTTTATTCCCGGGAGAGATGAATTAGTCCCACCGGTATCTGAAAAGCTAAGTGTATAGGAAGTAGCTCTTGGTTCTAAATTAAGGGATAGTGGGGATTGATCCCCACTATCAAAATTCAGTTTAATAGTTTTCATAATTTCTCTAATGTTTAATGGTTAATAGAAACGCTTTACTGGTATTACCAATGAGAGTAATCCATCGGAGGTTTTATTAGCAGTAAGCCATCCAGATGTACCACTATAGGATATTTCAATATCCCAATTTAGTGATTCTTGACCAACCTTTTTTCCATTGAGGAACTTATCTCTGTAAGAGTTGATGGCATATGTTTGAGTACCACCATCACCAGATACCTCTAGCCTTGTATCATAGGCTCTTGCACTAAATTCTAAGGTGGTAAGGGGGGGAGATTCTTTTTATTGTTTTCATAATCACATAAAGTTTTTGGTTTATAATGAGGAAAGGTTGATATCGCTAATATTTATTGGGAGGAGTTTTGGTATGCCTTTATTACGAGGAGTGATTTTTGTGTGGTAGTAAAATGTGTAATTTGTCTTCAAGGTACCTCTTAATGTGAGGGCTTCAAAAGTTGTGGTAGTAAATGGAGAGTACGGTTCCGTTAAATTTAACATTTGAAAATAAAAAGTAAGGGACAAACATTTTTATTCATCCCTTTGCTTTTCTTTAATCTTTGAATGTGTCGTTATCGTCTTTTAAAATTTCTTTCACGTCTCTATAGCATTGAATTGCTAAATAAATTACACCAACAAATAAAAATATATTTAATATCATAGCTTTATTTTTATTTTAAAGTAGGGAATTAATTCCCTACTTTAATTTTGTTTTACTTCAAAGAATTTTTTACTATTTCGAGACCCTTAATTAATGTTGCTTTCTTTTCTTCTTTAGTGTTTTCGCTTGCAATAGAATTAAAAGAAAAATCATTTAATGTATAGACTTGTTTATAAAAATCTATAAAGCCCTCAATTAGTTTTTTATCTGCATTGTTTGCAATCGTAGAAAGAAAATTAAAGGTTACATTTCTAAACTTTTTGCGTAACGATTTAATTTGTTTTTCGTTTGCTCCTTCAAAAAGTTCTTTCTTATAAATTTCTGTTTTTGTCCCTAAAGAAGTCTTGAAAAGACCCGCGTTTTTTTCTTTAACGCTTTTCAATACGTCTAAAGCAAAAAAACTATTTGCTTTGCTATTTGCACTTGCTTTGTTAATTTGATTTTTCATAATAAAATGCTTGAAAGTTTTATTATTAATTATTTTTATTACCTTTTCAATTCAAATAGACCCTCAAGACTTTTTAAACTATTCTAATAAGGTAGTATTTGTTTCATTTCTGTATTGCAAAGATAATGCTTTATTTTTAATCTACAAAATTTTTAGAAGTTTTTTTTGAAAAAAAAATTTTCTCATTTAAAATTTTCGTAGCTTCTTTATTTTCGTATCCATTTACTTTATATATAGTATCCCCTTTATATGATAACATAAAAATGCTATCATTAATACTTTGTGCTATTTTTAAATGATTTGTGCACTCTTGTTTTGTAAATGAACATAAACTAATAATAGAAATAAATGCTAATACTAATTTTTTCATAATGTTTTTTGTTTTTGATTACATTGCAAATATACGAACTATTTTTGAAACTACAAATAAATTCAAGAAAAATTTTTGAGAAAATGAATATTTTTATTTTCAAAATTATTTTCGTAAAAAATTCATAAAATCAAAAATTTAGTGCACCCTAAAAAGGACTTAATTTTGGGGAAATTTTGGAGGTTCACAAGGAGAATCATCACACGCCTTGTAGTGGGCATATATGATATGTATAAGATAACCTTATATGGCCTATGCCTGTCCTCTAGGAAGTGTGTTATATACCTGTATATTGATAGGCCCCTAATGGACTAAGGTGATAAAGAATTAAGGCCCTTAAGATATATCCCTCTATAAAAACCCCTTAGTCCTAATTCTATAAGGCCATATATGGACTATGGTAAGCCTATGGGGAAATGGGTTTCATAGATTAGCCTATAAGGGCTTACTAAGTTAGCGTAAGTAAAAACCCAGATACCTTAGTTAGGCTCTGGGTTAGGTAAATTAGTCTAGGCAAATAGTACTGTCTGAGTCTAGGATTATTATATGGTCTGATTGGTATATAATATCCGATGAGACCCATTTTAGCTTATTGGGTTGGTAGGTTATTATACCAGTATGGGCATCATATAAGAAATGATGTAAGCCCTGGGATAAATCTAAGTTATTGATTTCCTGTTGTTCCTCTAGAGTCCAAGTGGCTAGAGATGGATCCCTGAGGATTTGAATTAGGTATTCGAAATTAGTTTCCATTGTAATAAGTATTATAAGATTAGTATTCGCAATATTCTCGTTCAAGGAATATATTAAGATGTTTGAAAAGTTTGATACCTGGTATAGGACCGTCTTGGGATTCATCCCAGGTAGTGTATTCGATTGCAGTTTCATCAGAGCCTTTGATTTCGACAAGAGAAATTACCCAGGTTTGATTTGGAGTAAAATCTTCGATAAAAGGCTTAGTAAAGCCTTGAATGATTCTAGAATCCTCATTGGAGAGGGCCGTAAGGAGATGGGTTAATCTGGTTTGTAATTCATCTAATTTCATACGTTTATTATTTAAAATGTTATTATTACAATGCAAATATAAATATAATAATTAATATATGCAATAACCTCAATTGCCTTGTGAGGTCCTTAATAGCCTTGAAGGTTAATTTGCCTTTATCCCTCTAAATCCCCAGGGGCCATGAATGGAGATTGCCTTAACCCAATAAGTCCTAGAAACCTTATAAATAATGCTAATATAAATACTAAGCAAATTACTTACATACTTACTAGGAATATTACCTAAGTATGCCCCTTGAAGGCCTTAAATCCTATAAACTATTTAGCCATAAAACCTAATATTTTAATTGCCCAATCACAAATCCGATTACCTTTCCCCAACCAATCTATTATATAATAGCTATATAAAATGGCTGCTCAGGCAATCGGATTTAGGGGCCCCTAATGGTCGGATTTTGTGTACCTTTTTAGCCTTTTTGTGATTGCCTTTAAAGTGTGGGGTAGTAGAGCTAGAGAGCTATATAGTATAGTGGCTATAGTGTAGTTGTATAGTAGAGGAGGGTAATTTGCCTAGAGCCTATCACCAATTTTCGGCACCCCCGGCGAGGTACCTTGATATGTATTATAATGATTAGTATATTAGGTTAGATGTATTATATGGGATAGAGGTTAGATGTAGGTATTATATTATATGTACCTAAGTTAGGTGGTAGCTTAGTTAGCGCTATTATGATTTTTATTATTATATTTTGTTTGGTTGGGTAGGAGTGGGTGTATCATATGTATGGGGTACCTTGTTGGTTATAGGTATATGGTTAGGTACCTATATAGGTTCTGTAATAGGATTAGGGATATGGTATATATTATTAGGATCTGTATTTGTGATAGAGTGTATCTTAATTTGTTTGTTGGGTGATGATCTTGGTACTTTTGGTATTGGTCTTCATTCTGGGATAATCGGATGATTGTGATTAGGGATATGATTATCCATAGTATGTGATATAGGGTGTTCATTTCTTTTTTGTTTTTAGTTGGTACTGGGTACGAAGCAATTTATTATACTGGGCATTGGGATCACTTAGAAATTCGGATATACTCTTTTTTCTGGATCCTGGATTAGGGAAGTGTTCTGTCCAATAATCTTGATGTGGTATGTATATTATATCGATTAGGGTTATATCTGTTAGGGGTACCTTGAGTATATCCCTTATGGTTAGCCTTATGTGTTCTGAGTGAAGGTGATTATTGTTTATTTTTTGTTGGGGATATCGAAGATATGGCTTTAGTTCCTCAGTTCTGTAGGGGATTACCATTTCCTCTGTGAATCCCTCTGTGTATTCTTTAGTGTGACCTGGTACCTCGAAAGATACCAGGAATTTTCCTCTTGTTAGCATTTTATGACAGTTTTAAATCCGACTGATATAAGTTCTTGGGTTTCTATGTATACCGTTTCAAAGTATTCTTTGATTCCTTGTATGGAATAGAATTGTAGTACTCCTCCGTCTCCAAATTCAGCATTTACCTGGTCTATGATTTCCTGATAAGCCTTGTCTCTGTTTTCTTCAAGTGAATGGTAGATGTCTTGGACTTCCCCATCTTCTATGATTACTAAGGTTGTAATTGTTAGTTTCATGATGTTAATTGAGTTGTTTAGCGATTATGGATATGAACCCTTGTGGATATTGAGTGTAGAATAATTGATAGTTCCCTGTGGGCAAGAAGACTTGCATTATGTTTGCAAGTAATGGGTAGATTTTCCATTGGTTTTCCTCTAGAAACTTGTCCCAGGCTTCTGATTCTTCGGGATAACTTCCAGAAAGTTGAATGTGATATTCCTTTTGTTCTGGGATAAATAAATTGGTTACTACCTGAATTTCGTCTGATTCCTTTTTGTATTGAATAATAGGATACCAGATACCTTCGGTTTTCCATTTGTTAAGTTGGAACAGAGTCATGCCCTGTTCCAGTACGTTGAGTAATTTATATAAGTTTACCATAGTGATTATTTATTTAGTTGGTTAAATAATTCTGATACTGCAAGTTGTTGGAAGATTTCTGTTTCCCTGTGGTCTGATTCCCATTTTTCGATAGCATTGTAGATATTGGTATATTGGGATATCATGTCCTCATCTTGTTCATCGTCTTGGATAAATTCCCGGAGATGTTTTTTGAGTCCGGTTATGATATAATCCTGATGTTCAGGGATTAATTGAAGAACTCCGAATAGGATAGCCTCTACCTGTGAGGGTGAATAATCGTAATATTGGTCGTCGGCACCCTTTGTTAAGTCCATGTGAGAAATAATGTTTTCCCTGAGATTTTCGAAGAGAACTTCCTCTGAAGCATATGTGATGATATATCCTGAGATATAAGCAGCAAAAGGTTCATCCTCTAAGTCGATTGAGTAAACTTGGATATTGGTAGCTTCCTTGTTAATGAGAAGACCATCGGAGTAATCATAAGTATAAATGGGGTGGGAAGCAAGCAGTTCCCGGATGGCCTCTAAATTTTAGAATTCTTTCATAACGTGTCTATATTAAAATTATTTGAGAAATATTTCTCATTGCAAATATACAAAATTATTTCTAAACTTGTTTTTATAACTACTTTTATTTTTATAAATAGGGAGGTTCTGGGAGGTATTTTGAGTGCCTCCCAGAGGGTTTTGTTAATATTGCCCTGTCATAGTAATGATAATGAAAAGGGATTCATCATTGAAATGTACCTGGATAGTATCTCCATATGAGTTTGACATGTAATGATGATTAGGGTTAAGTTCTTTTAATGGGTGATGTTCATCCCAATGAGAATTAATGAATTCTATCACGTATTGTTCAAAAGCATCGGATTCTCTGCAGTAGGTTTCTACCTTTTCGTCATCGTCTATAGGATACTCCCGGAATTGGAGATTGAGAGTTCCCATGTATGATTCATCCGGATTTGAGATTTCGTTAACTGATTGAGCAGTGTAACCAAAAGCATCAAGAGTTCCATCAAAGTAACCCATAATGTGATTTGAGATTTCGTTAATAGTTGTCATAAGAAATAAGTTTTGTGACCCCGTTCGAGGTCGGTTAATAATTATATTTATTTTTCTCTTATGCAAATATAGAAATAATATTTTAAATATGCAATAATTAAGGGAGCCCAGATGTTGGTGTTTCTGAACTCCCTGAGGATATATTAACTGGTTAGGGATTAGTATAATTCATCGGCCAGCATTGGTTTCTTGGGCTTATTTAATTTCTCTTTAGAACGTCTTGTAGCCCAATTCTCGTAGGGTTTGTAACTGAAGCTACGTGTTGTTTCATCGTATGCAGCATATACCATTTGTTTACGGGATATTCTCCTCCCGTAAGTTTTCTTAAGATTAGCAAACCAATCTAGATACTCCTGTAAAGAGTTAAAGATTTCTTTGTTCCCGTCTAAATCATTTTTAGGACGGGTTTTCCATGTTGCTTCTATATAGCATTGATGTAGGGTGATTGAAATAAAGTATCGGCACCAACTACCACCAAAGATAGTGCCCGTGGAGAATTCTATCTCCCGGGCAACTAATGGACTAACGTTATACTTTGTCATGCGATTGAGAAATTAAGTTGGAAAATCCAGTTGTTTCTATCGAGTTGATTGAATGATATGAACCTACCATCATTATCCGTGAAAGCATTCATGAATTGAACAGCAGTATCAGCTAATTGACTCTTATAGGAATTAGTATTAGCAGTTACTATGGATTCGAAGGTGAATGTATAATAAGTAGTATCATATATTTGGATTTGATTGATATCCAAGCAATTGAGTTTGTAATCCTCTTCTAGTTGGATTAAGTGGTACATCAAAAGATTTAAGAGATTACCCTGTTCATCAGAGTCGAGTTCGAATGAAGATTTCTTTTCGATGAAATTGCGAACTACCTTAGTTAGTTGTTCGTCTTGATTGTAAGTTACTGAGTTAGTTTTCATATTTTGTCTATATTTAAAATTGATATGCAAATATAATCATTTTTATTTTAATACAAAAATATATCCATTTTATTTTTAAAGTAGCTGAGGATGTGTACACGCTAAGAAAGGCAGTTTAACCAACTGCCTTTCGAATTTAGAGAACCAGAGTATCCTTGGCATAATTGCAAGCATCCTCAATAATATATGGAGCAGTAGAACATAAAGCAGCATATCCTACTTTGTTCAAATCATGATTTTTCTTTCCTAATTCCTCTTTGATTAAACTCTTAAGAGAGTCACCTAATTTTTTGGATATCTCTTGAGATTGAAAGCAGATTCTTAGTTGGCTAATAAGATCAGTTAAAGCTTCGTCATTAGGGGTTAAACAAATTGCCTTATTCAAATATAGAATTCCTCCTCCAAAGTCTTCCCAAATCTCAAATCCAATATGTATTATTTCCTCGGTGAATTTTCCAAAGTTTTCGTATTCTAATTTAGTATCCATTTCCATTCCACAATATTCTTTAACCAATGGCATCAAATACTTCATTAGTCTGAGTGGAACAAGATGGTCTACATAATGGTCTAAAGTAATGAGATAAACCTTATCAGGCCTCAATGTTACTGATATTCTGCATACTCGCTTTGTTGTCTGGCTCATAATAGTGTAGTTTTTGAATTACAGTTCGAATGTAAGTATCTTTTTTCCTATACTGAAATAATACAGAGATCAGTATTTCATCTTTAGGCAATAGCATTTGAATAAGGTTTCCAGGTGCTATAATCATCGGTATACATTTACAGTCTTCCCGGGAAAAATTATCCATTATCATTTCGGCTCTTCTTATAGGCTCTGGTTTTGTTGGGTCCAAAGTTAGGACTGGTGCAGTTAAGCATTCCTTAAGACCCTTGGTTAAAGCATTATATAACCATTCATCCTGAATAGTTTCTGCTTGAAGTGCAATCATTTTAATCATATCCTAAATCTATTTAAGGTCCATGTATCTGATAGGTAATTTGCTTGAATATCCAAGTTTACAGTCTTAACCTTGGTAAACATCCAAATCTCGTAATCTCGGTATTCTAAGAATAATCTACTAAACTTAGAAGTTTGGAAAATAATCAAGTCTTTGGTTCTTGATAGAATGTCTGCATGGCAAGTTAACTTATCGGAAGTAAGTTTATCTTTGAAAGCCATTAGTAAGCTTTCATCGGATTTCTCTTGATTTTCAGATAGAAGCTTAATAAATTCTACTTTTACTTCTTGACTCATGTGTACCTTTCTAAAGGCAAATTTCTCTTTATTATTCATGGCTATAACTTTTAGTTAAGAACTCTTGAGCTAATCCATCAAGATCTTCAAGAGTTCTTTCGATTATGTTTTTAACTATGGTTTTATTTTCGGGACTAGCACAGGATACTAATATCCCCAATTGATTTTCCATATAAATATCTATAAGTTCTGGATGTCTTTTAAATACATCCCATTGCTTAACGAAATTCATTCGAATTAATTCCCTGTAAGCATTATCCGATATATCCCATGTGTCTAAATAAGCAGATACCTTGTTTTTTACTTCTAAGAGGGTTTTCTCTAAATTTTCGGGTAATTTGAACTTATCTGGCAATTTATAATATACCAAAGCATTAGGCACCAATTCCTCAAATGTGAACTGATTATCAAAGAGAATTCCAGGGAATCTACCGGAGAATATTAAAGACACCTTATATTGTAGTAATAATGGTACTACATCATAGATAATATAATGTTTTTTATATTCTCTATATAGGTCAAAATATAGATTCTCATTGAATACCCCAGATTTCTTCATTACTGCTTGTAAAGTATGGTAAACTATGTTGATATCCGAGTTGTTTAAGTTAAATACCAAGTTACCCTCCTTAATAGCAATGAGTTCCAGGCAGCATCTCTTTCGTTTAAATAATCCCATGTGTTAAAATGTAAAATTAATGTATATTTTCCTTGTTCCCTTGAGAAATTTTTCATGATTAGAGTCGTCATACTTATGACAAGCATAGGATTGAGAACTTCTATCATAATGGTCTCTTACCCATACTGGAGCAGTTTCTGTAGGTTTTAATTTAAAATATGTACCTTGATTAACCTTGTTAACCCGAGTCTCTTTATATTCAGATGTTAATATTTCCATAATGTTTCTCCCATAATATTTGTACCATAGCTTGATATAGAGTTTCTTTTAGGGACTCTATCCAAGTAGGATATAATGACATTCTAAAAGCTTCATTATAACTTGGGCATATAATATCCCCATTAGAGTCAGAAAATAATAGGAATACTGTATCACCTCCAAGGTAAAACCCATCTAATTGATAGGCCTCATCCTTTGAAGCCTGTAAAGGAAGGGATTCCGATAATTGGATATGAGGAACTCCTCCTGATTTAGTTCCATCTTGGTCTAGCAAATCCCTCTTTTTGAGGAAAGCTTTAAGCATTTGTTCAAGTTTTTTCATATTTTGTCTATATTTAAAATTGATATGCAAATATAATCATTTTTATTTATATATGCAATATCCAGATATAACTACGGAAGCTTACTATTCCGGAGGAATTGGGATGCAAAAGAGCTATTATCTTCCTCTTCAGGTAATTCTTCTTCATAGGCATAGAGTTCTGGGTCCTCCTCTTCTGGGTCTATATTCATTTCTATTTCTCTTCTTAATTCATGGTGTTCTTTTGAGAATGAAGACATTGCTCCTTTATAATCATCCGTAATTTGCATTAGCTCAGCTTTATTTAAGTTGAGGCCTTCCTTACTAGTATCTACTCCTTCTTGCTTAGTAGCAACTACTTCTGGCAAACTACTGAGATCATATCTCGACTCCAATAATTTAGCCTCTTCTGTCTTATCCAATACCTTTTGAGAATCCAATACGATTTGACGGGCCTCTTCAACTGTGATTGCATTTTGCTGAGTTACATTGTTCTGTTGGTTGAATTGAGCAAAGATATTAGTAGTACTTCCTCCAGTAAGATTACGTACAATAGACTGTAATGATGTAGATGATTCCAGTTTTAGTTTCAAAGCCTTTCCCAGCTCTGCAGATATAAATGGCATATACTTTCCACCCTGGGATTCTCTTAAGATATTAACCTGATGAGCTATCTCCATACGGTCTTCTAATGCCCATGCTAGTTGTTCTCCCATTAATGCTTGTAATAAATCTTCTGCCTTATCTTTATCCCATATTCTAGAGCTTAATAGCCTATCCCTCATAAATACTCGGATATAGTTTATATCTATACCCATACGATATGAAAAAGTATTAATATCATAGGTAATACCACATAATACCCCATTACCCATCAACCATTGATTGATGATATAATTATGTATCTTCATCAAAAGGTTATCATCTGGATTCTTTTGATATTCCAATGCCATAGCTGTAGTCCCCATAGGTCTTGGGAATCTTACAATCTTATTTTCTTTTTCTGACATACAAATGAGATTTTCTAATATCCGAGCTTTCGTCATAACCATTATATTCTAAATCGTATTTTACATACAGATTCAGAGATACGTTATAGAAATACCCTTTATACTTATTCTTATTTACCGATAAATTAAAAGGTTCACCAGAGATTAAGTCCCTGGTGAATACCAAATTTCCTTTCCCAGTAATTGGGATTTTAAGGCAAAGGGAGTAATCCCCTACCTTAAATTTATTCCCATGCAGGTCTATGATTTCTCTTACCATAATTTGCCTTTTTAGGGTTCGAAGGTTTTTTGTCTTGTTTACTACGGTTATTGGTTATCTCCTTTTGCTCTTCGATTAATTTCTGAACCTTTGGGAATAAACTTTGCCTTAAGGGAACTACCTGAGTAGCAAAAAAGGCATTCCATAATTTCTGGGTTAACGGTTCTCCTATTTTAAGCTTTGAGATTGCCCAGAATTTAGTTTCGAAATTCTTAACTATTTCCCTAAATCGGTAATAGTATATATTGCCAGTTTCTTTATCTACCCCAATTGTGGTAGTTTGGCAATAATCTAGAAATTCTTTACCTAATTCGGATATAAACTCTTCCCTTTTAAAATCATAGTTCTCTTGGTCGAGTTTAAATAGTTTGACATAATCTATTGCTTCCATATAACTTTACTTTGTGATTATTAACTTAGGATATTCATCTGTTATCTGAAATAAATATCCCCTTATATCATCCTCATAGTATGAGGACCAATAAACCCTTCTAATCCGAAAATTATCAAGGATTGCCCCTTTCGGTATGCCCGTAACATAAAGCCTATGCTTAGGCATCATAGGGGTTATTTCAAATTCACCAGTAGTGAGTAAATTACCATAGGTACCATAATCTGGCATATTACCAGTAAAACCTGTAGGTTGTAATACATCCATTACTAAGGTGGTTTGTGGTAATTCTCTTTGATTACACTTGATTATCAGTTTCGATTTACCTATATATAGGTCTTTTACTATTGTCCCAAACATCTGTATATGATTATGTGAGTGATACCATTTTTCTTGAAGTAGAATTGGTTCTGTGAACGTTCCTCTAACTTCTTTAATTCTCTACGAGATTCAGTACAAATTCTTTCTGACTTCCGAAGTATGTCAGATAGATTATCCCAAATAGGTGCCATAGGTTCTACTGGACCTGCATAAACAATTTTGTGTTTAGCATCAATCTGAGGATATTTGGATTTGTACTGATACTTACCTTTAAGGTAAAGTATGTTATACTTTTCTGGTTCGTTTCTTTTTGCGTTTTCCATTTTTGTTATTGTTAATGTAATCTGATATGTTATCAAGTTGCCCTAAAAGCAATGCTTGAATAAAGATATGTATAGGCCTAAAAAAGAAATTCCTTACGTTATTGGGATTGACATACCAATCATAAACTATAAAGAATTTCTTTATCTTAGAGTGCTTAAGCGAATGCTGAACTAACCAAGATTTACAACATCGTTTATGTAATTCTACAAGTTCTTTATCTTGTTTAAGCATCTCTTTATCAGAGAAGATAGTGTAATCCATTTTAGATGAATTAAGGTGCTCAGAGGATTTATTCTGAGCACCTGGTTAATAAAGAGTTATGCAACTTGTTCGGGTTTGAGAACTTTTTTCTTGAAGTCCTCGTATGATTTAGAGGCAGCCTTGAATTCTTTCGAATTAGTATCCTTGATACGGGCCATGGCAAGTTCCAATCTGTGAAGTTCGTTTCGAGTTTGTTGTCTCCATTTCTTTCGGGCAAGTGTATCTACTACATCCTCGGGATATACGTATTTTACTTCTCGATTGGAGATTACCTGTTCGATAATGGAGGGTTTCTGTTGTTCCTTAACTTCCTTGACTACCTGTTCCTTTTTAGATTTAGCAGTCTTTGCCTTGGGAGTGAGTTCTACCAATTTAGCATTAGCAAAAGATTGGGCAGCTTCTTGAGCATTTTCTACCAATTCCTTTTTAGTCTTTTTGGCCTTTTCTTTAGAAGCCTTAGAAGTCTTAGCATTCTTAATGCCTTCAAGTTGTTCTGCAACTTTAGTTGCAACTAGATTAGTAACCTTGGTTTCATTCTTTTTCATAACGTCTATATTTAAAATGTTAATAAATAAATTTGATTTTCTTTTCTCTATGCAAATATAAGAATAATATATTTAATACAAAAATATTTCTATATTATTTTTCAATTTGCTAAGGTTAATCGGCTAAGAAGTCAAAGACCTCTGGAGGATAGTTAATTTCGTCTTCTGGGTCATTGATGTAATCCTCATATTCGTCATTATACCTATCATAATGATTACCTTGGGGAATATTAGAAACTCTGGTACATTTATCAGGGTTATTGATTACGAAGTTGTAAGCTTCCTTGGTATTCATTATCTTATCCGATATAAATTCGTAAGTTACATAAGAATAGGATTCACCCAATCTAGAAACTTCGTATTGTTGGTATCCAGATTTCTCAATCTTATATATTTGATTTTCTGGAATAGTTTCTATTTCTACCCTATATTTATACCATTGCTTCTTTTTCTCTTCTTTGGGTTTAACTTCTAAACTATCAGAGAGATAATTTAACTTAGTTATAGGACTTTCAAAACGAGAAGGAGCAGTGCTCACTTCTACTGGATGAGTTTTATTCTCACCAATAAAGTAAATCACTGCCCCCAAGGTTACCAGGCCCAATATGAATTTAGTTTCTGAGTTCATAACCTGTAGTTTCGAATTTATTTTTAATGTTCTTTGCAAGGTATTTACCTTTTGATTCTGCTTGATGTAACTCGTTGCAGATTTCATAAGGTACATCATCATAGCGATAAACTCGATTACCTTTAAAAGCAACCCAAAGTTGTTTTTTCTTTGAGTCATAACCAAAGCCCTCAATATTAGAGGATTCGCAAGGAATCATTTCGACTCCGGTGTTCATTTCTACTGATTCTAAGTATTCGTTCTTTTCCATGTCTATATTAAAATTTTAAAAGTGTTAGTTCTGGGTGGAATTTGAGATTTGCCCTTTGGAAGATTGCCCAGGTACCAAGTACTCCCTGAGAATTAGTATGTACCCATTCATCTTCCATTCTGAACAATATGTGAGAGCATACCAGCATTTGGTATTCACTTAGCATATTTATCAGTTGAGGGGTATTCTCCATTTCTACGTATAATTCAATGTGCTTATCTAGTGCTCGAATTATTTCGTCATCCTCAATCTGAAGGAGTTTTTTGATTAAGTCTTGGGCAATGTCATTCCCATTTTTAACATCCTCTTTGATTGAGTTGAGTGATTCAATCTGAATACCAGCAATGAGCTTTACGATGTCTTTTGTTTCCTTGTCCATAATTAAATTTTCTTTATGCAAATATACTAAAATTATTTTATATAAAATACTCTTTTAATAATTACTTAGGTAGTGGTAGGTTACTTAAGCCTATGCCAGGAATCTTTAGTAATATGGCCAGACTTATCATACCTACTCCAAAGTCTTCCATTCTTACTTATAAAGTAAACCTTCTAGAAATGGTATGTTATCATTTTTGATTATCATTAGCAAACTTAATATTCAATCTCTTAAGTGATTCATAAGCATTAGGAGATAATAATACATCTGGTGCCCAACGAAGAAAGAATTTTGAAGGTTTCTTTTCTGGGTTGATCATCAATTGCCTCATCTCAGCTGAGAACTTTAATCGTTCTTCTTCTAGTTGATATTTTGGGAACCTGGTGAACTCAGCTTGAGAGAAGGATAGGGTTTTCTTACCAACAGAGGCCCTTAGAGGTTTTTTCCTTTCTTTATACAAGTACGGAATAATCTTTTTCGATGGTCCATTAAGGATACTAAAACCAAAGATGATCATTGGGTCGAATTTATCGGCCTTTGGATCTTTGGCACGTTTGATACATCTTGCCATCCAGGAGAATGAATTGGGATATTGCTTATTGTCGGTTGCTTCTCCAACATCCTTTTTATCGAATTCAAATCCAGGAAAGTGATAAAGAAAGTCTTCCGTAAGGATAAATATAAATCCTAATTCTCTTAGGTATTTAATAATCTCTTGTTGGCTTTTACCTTCTTCAACCATTTTCTCTACATCTGCAAGGATATCTTCCCTTGGTGATTCAAGATTTTTAACCGTAGTACCTGCAGGTCTTCCTCTACCAGCAGTTGGTGCCTTAGCAGGTAATACCCCAATTAACCTATCTAAGTATTCTTTAAAGTTATCTATATCTTGTTTATTAGTAAGAGTTACTTCTACTCTTATAGGACCCTTATGTTGTACCTTTGGACCTGAGTTCATCTCAGTATAAGCATCTACTAACCTATCCGATAAAGGGGTACCATTCTCGGATAAGGTAGTGATTCTTAGTTTTGGTTTATATACTTCTTGTTCCATATATTTAAGTGTGAGTAAAGAAAAAAGGCCTGAACAAAATTGATTGCCAGGCCTTTCCTATTATTAACGAATACTTATATAAAAGGATTAATCCTCTTCTTTTACGGCCTTTTTCTTCTTTTTATCTTTGGCCTTCTTTTCTTTCTTTTCCGGAGCGGGTTTTTCTTTTACCTTCTTTTCCTTCTTCTCTTTAGTCTCTTTGGATTCCTTTGGAGTCTTTCCTGAAGCAAGCTTTCTTTGTTCCATACGATATTTCTTCTTTTCGGCAGAAGTCATTTCTCTACCATCGATGAGGGGATAATCGTATTTTGTAGCAGCTTTACCGGTAGCCTTCTTTTCTTTCTTTTTTGAAGCTTTCTCTTCTTCTTTCTTAGCTTTTAGCTTTACGAGCTTAGCTTCATTTTTTTCATCTCCCTCGGGGAATTTAGCAGCAACCTTATCCCGTTCTTTATTAAGTTTGTTTACTAATTCGGTAACCTTTTTACCATGTTTCTTGTCCTTAGTCCAATCCTTAGTAGGGTCCAACTTATTCTCTTTGAGATAAGTGTCTAAAGCTTTCTTTGCCTTGGTGAGTTCCGGGGTCTTAGATTCCGGTGTGCTCTTCTTGTCTTTCTTAGCCATTTTCTTATAATTTGGTGAATAATTGAATTTCCGATTTACATAATACCATAGTTATACTTTCCTAATTTTGGTTGGGATTTCTTTAATTTCTAGGATTTCTAAATTACATTGGGTTAAGGTGGCCTCAATCTGAAGTATATCTCTTACCTCCTTATCAGATAGATCAGTGAAGGTTTGTTCAAAAGTTTCTTTTTGTTCTCCTCTTATAAGAGTAAATCTTGCTACAATATAAGTACCATAAAGCTTCTTATTCAAGTCTTTCTTTAGAGAGGTGAGTTTTCTTTTTAAATACATACTCTTTAATCGGTGAGATTGATATTCTCCTTTTTTCCCTTTATTAAGAGCTACCCTTCTAAGGTATAAAACATAATCTAGTTCCTTTACAGTTTGATTAATGTTTTCGATTAATAATCTTAAGTCTTTTTCCATGAGGGTCTTTGGATTACTTTGTGAGGTACCTCCTGGGTTTCTTCCGATAACATATCTCTTGCCTCATTTATTATATTGATAGCAAGTTCCCTTTCATCTGGTCCCAGGTTTAATTGTTTATCATCTAGTGCATCAGTATAAGTATTTATTAGATTATCTAATGCAAGTATTCGAATATTCTTTCTAATTTCTAATTTCTCTCTATCCATGGGTATAAAAATTAAAGCCTACTACCTTCTCAGGCAATAGGCTTTTGGCTGAACAACGTCCTAAGTGTAGATGTTATTCATATGAACTTAAACTCTAAATTTATATAGCAGACATATGGGATAGTAGTTAGTAAGTTAGAGTTTAATCTTCTGATTCTTCCTCTTCTTCTTCCTTAGCCTTTTTGTTTTTCGGAGAACAAATAACGCCATGTCCTTTCTTAGACTTAACGGTAAGAGTTCCCGGAACGAATGAAACTGAAGTTGATACCGGTTTGCCATCCGTAACCAATACAGAAGTAACCACTACACCCTGATAGCCTTCCTTGTTCTTAACGGCATAACCAAAGTTCATTACCTTGGATTTGTCGTTAATGGCAATAACGTCGATTTGCTTGCTGTTAGGGCGTTGTTCAGCCGGCCGATTCTTGAGTGCCTCTTGACGAGCTTTACGTTTAGCTTCTTTTTCGGGGTCTTTTTCCTTATCTCCTTTCTTCTTGGAGTCTGATTTCTTTGTTGCCATAATTTTTAATGTTTTATAAGTTAATGGTTATTATAAGTAAACTTCTACGTTTATTAATAGTTGATAGTAAAGGTAGGGAAATTTCCCTACCTTCTTTTAAATCTTGAATACAGTTACCAGATTACTTTTTCCCTTTCTTGCCCTTACCTTTGGCTTCTTTCTTTGCCGGCAATTTGAGACCGAGTTCTTTGGCAATTGCTTTACGGAGTTTTTCGATATCGTCTTCGTCGTAGTCATCCGGATCTGTTTCGAGATCTTTGTCATCGCAAACATCTTCCAATTCTTCGAAGTCCATTTCGGCAAGTTCTTCACCGGTCAGTTCCTCTTCTTCCTCTTCTTCCTCTTCTTCCTCTTCTTCCTCTTCTTCCTCTTCTTCCTCTTCTTCCTCTTCTTCCTCTT